TCATTTACGCATCCAGTCAGTACGCAAACGCTCGTGAACATCAGCATCAGACATTTTGCCCACTTCATCTCTCACCTCATTCTTAACATCAATAGATTTACGTAACGCATCACGTTCAGCGTTAAGTCGTTTCACCTCACTCGCACGTTTAGCTGCACGATGCCCGAGACCGTAAATCCCGAGCAACACACAAAGAACAGCTAACACGAGGTATAGCTTCTCTTTCATTATTCAACTAACCCCTCTTGGTGTTTCTTAACCTGAGCATATGCAATATAAACTGCAATGCCGATAGCTACGAGACCCAACACAATCTGTAACACCGAACCACTCGAGATACTATACTGAGCATTGTCAACCGCGTCTTTAACAGGTGGGAGTGCGTCGGCAATCTGCCCGATACCGACGGCAGCGGAAGTTGTCGCACCAACACTTTCTTTAGTCACGGGGATTTTACTGACGGTACGATTTTTCTTAACCACGCCAGCACGTCGTAACCCTTCGTCAATAACGTCTTCCGAGTACCATGTGTTATCGTTATCTAATGGGCCGCGACCATTTTCGTGTCGGATGATACCGCACACGATACCTCGAATAGTATCGTAATCGTGCATATCGATTTTACTTGTTGGGGTTACACCAAGAAGGTCAGACACAGCTTTAGCGTATACAGTTGAATTGTTTTCAACAGGCGGAGCCCAGCGTTCGATGACTTCTTTAATAGTATCTATTTTGGAACCATCACCGGATTTACGTTTGTCATAGTAGGTAATCAACAATACTGCCAATGCACGGATGCCGTAGACAGGGGACTCGAACTCAGCAAAGCGACCGCTGGTGCTGGTCTTTTTCTTAAGCCCCTGCCATGGAGAACCCCATTCAATGTTACCCGGGTTGTTGTTACGAATACCTAATGGTTTTTTCTTTGCCATCTTATATCTCCTTACTTAATGTCCTGAAACGCTTTAGGGTACTGACGACGTAATACCTCACTGTCATACGCACCTTTACAGTGATTCTTTTCCCAGAAAAATAACCCATTAATAATTTTGTGTAATACTCGCCAACGCTTCTTAGGCTCTGCCGACAACACAGCACCGCGATAAGTGCGGCTTGACAGTGTTTCGTCCGCAGCACCACCCAGAGCTGCATTGAATAGTTGGTCAAGTGCCACAGCTAAATGAAATAAGTAGTTACGCATGAGTCACCTCTGGCGAAAAGTTAAACTGGATGTTTATTTGTTCAATTTCCTCAACGCTTTTTGAAGCCATGAGCAAATCCTCCAACTTCTGGCGCTGACCAGCAATTGTGTCGCTCAACATAGTGAATAACATAGACTTCTGGTAGGCTTTCTCTTTAAGTAGTGTAGGGTCTACACCCCGATTCATCGCAATACGGTCAAGTGTAGGTGTTGGGGTGCTTGGGTCTTGCTTCCAAGCCATTGCTTCTGACCGTTGAGTAAGCCAAGTGTCGCGTTCAAACTCTGGTGTCTCGTATGTTTTAGCGATACTGTCAACATACTCTTGCGCAGCTTTGTTAATATCGACTAGCTTCTTGTGCCTCAATTCGTCCAAGCAACATTGGAATAATTCATCGTCATGTACCCATCGGCGACCATCCCATTTGTGGCAGGCACTAGGGCGCTTACTGACAAGTTTTGCGCTACCGTCACGAACAACTACTACTTCGTGGGATGCCAGAATATCTAGGCTATCTATATGCAGCATGTAATAATCTCCAATATTTTGGGGTACAGGAGAAATCTGATAACAAGTCAAATCACTTTTTAGAAAATAAACCCGCATAATCACCTCAAATAGCATATATAGCTTTCACAAATCTACCACCAGTATGTGTGGTTCGCATAGTTGTACCAGACACACTAATATCAAATCTAAGTTGCCTTACATCAGTCCACGAGTGGTACCAAATAACATCAAGAATAGATATATCCCCAGTGTTTTTGCCGTCGACAGCGATAGACTTAAAACTGACAACTTCTACCACATTATTATCCGTTAAAGTGTGTCCTTGACCGTGTTGCATTAGTAGGATAAGAGTTTTACCCAACACACTTTCGTTAAATGTGATGCTACCGCCAGTACCAGAATTCCCTTGCCAAACCAGCTTTGGCGGAGAGATTAAACCGTGGACTAAGTTGTAAAGTTCCCCAACAGCGCGCTCACTAGCAGGTACACCAGCCCTATTACCGTTGTACGAATCTGATATTTCGCCTTGATACCCAGCAGGACCGCGCGGGCCTTCTGGCCCAGCAGGACCTCGTTCTCCGTTATCGCCTTTAAGCCCGCGTAAACCACGTTCACCGCGATCTCCCTTCACGCCCTGCACACCTTGAGGACCTTGTTCACCTCTATCACCTTTTTGTCCCGGTACACCCTGTAGACCGCGAGGCCCTTGTTCACCTCTATCACCTTTCTCCCCCCGCGGACCTTGTATACCTCGTTCACCCCTATCGCCCTTCTGCCCGGGCACACCTTGTATACCTTGTTCACCTCTATCACCTTTCTGCCCCTGTATACCTTGCAGACCGCGTGGTCCCTGAGGGCCAGCAGGGCCGAGGTCACCTTTTTCGCCTTTTTCACCTTTCAGTGTCCTCACGCCAGAAAGATATTCAATAAGCGTACCGCTAAACCCAGATTCGACAGCCAAGTCGTACAGGCTTTTACCTTGGGGACCAATAGGACCAGTTTCACCTCTTGGACCTACTGGTCCAGCGGGGCCAGTTTCACCAATCGAGCCTCGTATACCGCGTGGGCCAACAGGTCCCTCAGGACCTTGGGGACCCCGAGGACCACGTTCGCCAGTATCACCTTTCTCGCCTTTAACACCGCGCAAGTCAGATAGGTCAACCTGTATTTCGTGGGGCTCATTAGTTAGTGAAACCTCAATGTCAAAAATATTGTCGATATCGAGCATGTTTACACCCCGCTTCTTACAGAAATTTGACCGCGGACCAATGTTTTAACATGACCGCCATGAGAAATCCGTAGACTATACTCATATAACGAGGAGGACATGCCAGATGTTTTTTCATTGTTAATATGGGCGACAATAACGCTGTTATCGACAACTTTAATGGAGGCATCATTAGTAGATAGCTCAATAACATCGCCCTTAGCATCCACAGGTTTTATTCGCATTACAAACTCCGCTTCCGTAACGTTAACAGGACGGCATTTATTTTTGGCATTAAAAGCTATAAATTCGTCGTCACCGCGGTCTATTGTGATATCAATTTCTTTCATTTTCTATAGAAACCTCGCTCTAGGGTCATAGTTGAATTTGTCTTTAAGGCGTTTATCAATCTGCGATATGTCTGCAAAGAACATATGTCCCGGCATTTGTTGGATGATTGGGCCTCCATTGGCTAAGTCCAGTGTCAGACTTGTGCAGTACATTGTGCCGCGTTCACTAGGCGGGAATGCAGTAAAGAAAGAAGGGTAGTAATCCCAGCCATTTTCATTCCCTGCGTGTTGGTCGTTCCATTCATTTACATATGGGTGTACGAAAAGAGCGACTTTTTGGTTATCTATACCAAAGTCTCTATACACCGCGGTGTTAACACCGCGATATTCAGTTATACCGCCACTAAGTAACCCGTAGGGATCTGGGGGAGTATTGTGTGGGTCCGGACCCATGAACTTGCGTTCATACCTGCGCGATTTCATGTCCAGACTAGCGGCAAGTCGCAGATATAGTGCTGAGCTGTTGAAAGATTCAAGGTTTTGCTCGTTTATGTCGCTATCATAAACCGTGTCATACATACCGTGCGGACCGCCGGGTTCATGCATAATAACCCTAGCACCGTAATTTATGTCGTAACCAACGACTGCTGAAGTTACAAAGTTGCGCAAAGAAAGCGAAGACATATCGTACACATAAAGGAGTATTTTTGTCCCGTCCGTGGGCTTACGGAACGTAAAGCGTATATGCATACCTCTATTTCCGGTCGGTAATCCAAAAGGAGCTGAATATTCAACGTGCCCATACGCGGGGCCTATGACTGTGTATGCAAGGGAAAACCTGCGCCATATAGGTGTAGGGGGGGTGGTGCCGTTGGACCGTGCTCTGTGGGAGTCGCTGTCATATTGAATACCACATACATCGCACATAACCTGCATTAAGTAGGAAGATGAGACGGAAAAACCGTCAATATGTTCCGCCCATCTGCCACCCCCTAGCTTGTGGATATAGCCCGCATCAGGTACTCGGAGATGATTAATATTACACCAGTTACTTAGGTCAGATAAAGCTTCATCCTCAGTCATAGAGAGAGGCATTTCGTTATATTTAGCGGCGTTATTGCGGTATCTTCTGCGGAAATCATTGGATGCGTTACTGTCATAGCACATATCTATACTAGCCAAAAACCGGATACCACTCTCAATGGACACCTCAAACACACCAATACATTTGGGGAGTATAAAATTGTCGTTTACTTCGTATCCTGCACGAAAACCGTAGCTTTTAGTAATACCCATAATAAATCCTCATTTGTGGGTTGTCTGGGTCGATGGTGTCTTGAGCATATTCGGAAAAGATAAATGTTTGCCACCAGAACCCGTGTACAGTACCGTTACTGCCTTCCGTATAGTATGGGTAAAGTTGTATCTTGGGTGATGCTTGGTCTTCAGCACCAGCATTGATATTAAACACCGGGAAATAAAAGAAACTCTTACCTAGCGGGATTGTGTTAGGTGCCATTTTAAAATCTCCCTCCTCATGTTTAACGTCAACAAAACCTACTATTGTTACGTTCGATATAGGGGATTCAGTGGAATACGAAATATCCCCGGTAGTAGTGTACGTTTGGAGTCCATACAATAAATCATTATTAGCCATAATTAACCGCCGTAGGGTGTATAGGACAATAGCCCTATCTCAACTCTTAAACGTCCTGCTTCGTCATACACAGCTACACGGTCGTTATCGATAACCAACCCGATGTTCTGTGTACTAGAGCGAAGCTCGACGGTCCCGTCATTACGAACAATGAATCTACCGCTGATGTCGATACTCCCACCATCAATGTTCCCGAGATTAGAGCTAAGTGCGGACAACTCAGTAACGCTTATCTTCTCGGCGGTAATTGCACCTGCTGCGAGTTTCTCGGCAGTAACAGAATCAGCGAGTAGGTGATTTGCGCCGATAGTGCCAGCGGCTATTTTCCCAGACGTGACTGAGTCAGCAGCAAGCATGTCTCCTGTGACACTGCCCGAAGGGAGTTCAAAACCATAACTCGAGCCGTTCCAATACATGAGTTTTTTGAGGGTGGTATTGAAAATAATGTCGCTACCAATGTGTACAGATGGAGTAGATTCCACGTTCATGACGAGTGACATACCTTCGCGTGCGAGCTGGTCTTTGATAGACGCATCAGATTTGACGTAGAGACCTAGGTCAGAGCTAATTGACCCCGCGCCATTTTTCGCATTGATGTGCCTAATCCAGTAGTAATAGCCAGTTTTAGGCTCTATCGGGTCAGAAAATACGGTACCGACAGTGTGCGCATGGATATGTTGTGCTAAATCCAACGATGGTGGGTCAACGGGTTCTCCACGCTCGTTCAATTCAGTACGCTGTCTGAAAATTTCTGTGAACGAATGACCGCGATAATTAGGTCTAGCCCACGTTAGGATAACACTACGTAAACCGACATCGGCTGCGAAGTCCTGCGGCTGTGTAGGAGTGTCAATGGGCGCATCAAACAAGTTTGGTATTTTCTTCGGTGCTTTCCCGTGGGGTAAGCCATCGCTACCTTTTTTCCCTTCGCCAGTTAAAGCGTCGATAACATTTGACTGGTTTAACTGGACTTTACCGTTTTTCAGGTCAGCAAGAGTAACAGCTCGGTCCAACTCTGCGTTTACGTTTCGACCACCCTGAAATGTCTGAATAGATGTGCGAATAGCTTCTAAAAACTGTCTAACATCAGGTGGGAGAGAATTAGGTACATTGGGTATAGCTGGTTGATTCTTGTTGTTAATACTCATCTAGCCAGCTCCTGTAAACTATTAGCGAGCTCTATGCTATGGATAGTCTTATCGTCAGTTATTGACAGAGCGAACTGGTTGGATAGGTAACCACCTTTTAGTCTGATTGGTTTTGCGCACTGTGCGGTGTATGTTTCAACTCTGCTGTGGTCACAGTCAGCTTGAGTAGTTATAGTAAACGTAACTGGGTACTCGCTAGCGTAAACAGAACACCAACCGAAGTTTGTATATTTCGGTAATCGCGTTATACCAGATTGCCATTCATAGCTGTGGTAACCCTCACCTTTATTAAATGCTTTGATAACGCCGTCGCCTTCATGGTAGTACAATGTATCAGTAGCGAGGTCATTGAACATAGCTCTAGGTTTAAAGTTCACCTCACGGTACTGGTTAGCACCGCCGTTTGGTATGAAGATAAACGATGTAGTTTCTGTACAACCGATATATGCACCCTCGTAATAGCCGGCGACAAGTGTTTCGGGTTTTATAGCAGACCACTTACGCTCGTCGAATACATCGGCAGATACGATAACAGACCTAGCTCCGCTAACTGAACATAACCCGTCTGGGCTTGCGTACACCACGCTATCTTCGAATGCAACAATAGAACTCGCAGAAATACAGGCTTGCGGATCTGGTAGTTTTAATGCAGATAAGTTGCCGGGAGAAGATCCTGTAACTATATACGGGTGCCCTTTTGTGAGCACAACAATATCAGAACCTACGGATGCAAGACCTACGATGTCGTATTCAAGAACAATCTGATACGCTGGAGGCCACGCGTGTGGTACGCCGGGGACTGAAAAGCATAATGTTCTCCCAGTGAACCCGGCAAGAAACGAATTAGCAACGTTAATTAGACCTTTCAATGGTCCAGAAGGCCATAGGGCAGCGTTAGTATCAGGTGGGGGGAACCAGTCACCCGTAGTAAGGGACTCAAGAAGTTCGTCGGGAGCCGTTTTGTCTAAATAACTTTCGCTCGTTATAGCCTGTTCTGTAACATACTGGAATATGCCAGTACCATCGGATGCAGTATTTGTTCGGTAGATGCGCCATTTAGCACCAGACGTAAGTTCATACATCCCAGTAGGTAGTGAGGGGCGTTTAACCTCAATCTGGATGTCTTTTATCTCGACAGAAACGATCGGACCGGGTTTGGAAGCAGGCCCTTCACGACCGTTTTCGTCGACAAAAGTAACAACATAAGCTACATCGATGACTTTGATATCGCTATCTTTTTCTGGTGTTTTACCGCGGTTGGATGTTACCGGTATATCAGGCTGTGGTATACCGATAAATCTGGCTGACGTCGGGTATGGGGGATTACTGAGCGCGATAGAATTGCGAGTGTATTTAACACCATCACGGTCGCAGAAGACGATTTCGTGATTAGGGTCATTAACGATGGGCGATGCTACAGCGTTGACTTTGCTATCCCACTCAAACCAGTGTTGGTCGGTGTAGCGGTAGATAGTTTTTGCTGTGGGTTTTACTCGGGAGTTAGTAACTAATGCTCTAGCCCAAGGTTTTAGCGAATAAGGGTCTGGTCGAGTGTTTTTGGACACGACAGCATAATCAGGGGGAAGTGCTTTTGGGTCTAATCGTGGGGCTGAACCGCCCCACTTATCAAAAGTGAGCTTCATCGCTGAGGCTCCAGTTTAGATAGTCGCTCAGAGAAATCATCAAGTTTTTCACGTGTTTTTAGTACACGAGTCTCTAGATTGATTAAGCGGGTGTTGAAGTCTTTCTCGATAAACTCAAGACGAACGGACGTCTTGATAGACGTCTCGTAAACCTGTTCTAGTTTCTCTGCTGAATTTTTCAGGTAGAAAATAGTGACAGGTTGGAGGATGATGAGTAACCCCATCATTATTGTGAACGCGGTGTTTACAGCAGTGCGTTTTTGCGCGTCAGTATGGTCAGTAGTCATCTGTGTTCCCTAGTAAAGCGCGTGGGGCTAGGGACACTTATAATATACTGTTTTTCAGGTTAAAAATCAATCCTCCTCGTCCAATAAATCACCCCATAGCTCGTTACTTGTTAAGTATGTTTTGTCCCATAACGGCATAACAGTTTTAAATGCCTTGTAGTAGTTACCATCACTGATAGCCTCACCGGCACGATACCCCGTTGCAACTGATGGGGTCATTGTTAACCACCAAGGCGTACCATACTCGGTAGCTTGTGCAGCGTTAAAGTAGATCTCGGCAATACCAGTTGCACCAGCCCGTGTAAATGCGCCGAGAACAAGCTCATCTAACGGTTTATCGAACGGGTTACCTCGTTCCATGTCGCCGTCTCGCCACCACTCGCGTAACCACCACGATAAAAGCGACAGAGGTAACATAAATGTGAACATCATCGCTGCTGGCATGGCAGTCGCTGCTATCTTGCTTTCTGCGCCGTAACGTGCTTCCGCCCGTTGTAAAAGCCCTTTAAACACCGTATGGTGGTAAGCATAGAAGAACCGCTTGAGGTTAGTGAGTAGCTGGAACCATGGATTTGTCGCGATTAACGGGTCAGTAATCTCGTTAGGGTCAAGCGTTGAATTATTGACGAAATCAACCACACCATTTCTGAACTTGCGTACAGAATCAGCAATTGTCGGGTCAACATCTGTCAAGTCGCCAAAGATTTTGTTCATGCTGCCATTACCAATATAGTTTAGCGCAGTCTGAACATCTGCAATGCTAATCCCGTGGGGTTCTAGAAGATACGCTTTTTTAGGGTCAATCGCTGCTGTGCGCATTGCTTCAACTGCAACGGCTACACCCATAAGTCGTGCCAATTTAGTTGTAGCATTCATACCTGTCACAGTGAAATACGCCCCTGAAGCCATGCCCATAGCATTTTCGAGTTTATTATCACTCATCTTGAGTCCTGCAACAGTGTTCTGAATGACCCCATATTCCAGTACACCTAGTGTCTTAGCCATTTCCTTCAGCTCTGCGTGTTTCATTTTGCTGAATACTGAAGCGATAGCCCGCATCGATACACCCATGTCACCAGATAACATTAGTGGCACCGCGGTATCCATAATATTATTGATACCAGCAAATGTCAGTACAGCCATATTACCGACCATGTTGGTAATATTCATAGTTTTACGCAACCATTGCGGAGGGTGTTTCATGTGTGGGGCGCCGTCAGCAGTCGTATACTTGAAGGCGTAGTTACCGTTAATCGCATGCAACACATCAGAAATGACTTCAACCTCGTCGTTGTTCAGTGTTTGAACGTAGTGGTTAAGTTTAGCCATCGGGATGAATCTAACTTTACCGTTGTCGTCTTTAGCGAGCGTACCGTCGAGGTTACGCGCATGGGCGCCGAACGCCATACGTTTAGCTGCACCGTGTGCGAGGTTATAGGCATAGGAGTTAAGAACTGTTACACCGTTCTGGTCTAGGAACTCGGCTAGTGCCTTACGGTTTTTCGAGTCAGCCAGTACCGCAGACCATGCTTCAGGACCGTTGATGTCTAACACGCTGTCGCGACCATTAATAGCAGCATCGATAAGCTGGTCTGCGTAATTAACCCCTAAAGATTCTAGAATGTGCTTAACTTTAGCGGATTGTTGCTCGATTTTGGTCGGGTTAATCTTAAACGGTACATCAGTTTTCACATTTTCAGACATACCATAGGCACCAACTCCATTCGGGTCTAGCTCATCGCGGACATGTCTGCGGATACGCTCCACATAACTTTTGACCGCTTTAGCCGCAGGGGTATCACGACCGTTAATTAAGTCAGTATAACCACGTTCGATTATCGCATTGGTGAGTTTATTACCTGCAATACCTGACGTTTTCTGAATACCAATAAACGCTTGGTTGAGTTTGCGTTTAATATTCGCATAACCTGTACCGCCTTTAGTTGACAAGAACATGTCAGCGATGGCAGGAGAGATGCGTTTTAAGCGTCCGTGCGTCGGGAGTAGGTTGGATGCTAGTCGTTTTGCGTGAACTCCAAACGTTTTACGCCAAGCTATACCGTTTTTCAACGCCCGCTGGCCCTGTAAAAATTCGCGTTTTTTAGTCTCTGTTATAAACTCGCCCATAGATTGGCGACCTTGAGCAAGTTCTTTGAACAACTTAGTGTGCTTATCAGTAATCGCCCCGCTGTCGCGTTTGGTGAGTTTACGTAACGCATCGACAATGGCGGTTGCAACAGCGCGAAGTTTATCAGCCACTAGTTTGAATAGTGAGCCTTCGACATCAACCTCACCATCAGTCAGCGTCGAGGCGAAATGTTGTGAATAATTGTCTGCAAACTTTTCAATCGCATCTGGGTCAGAGAACGTATCTCCATACAACTCCTGCATCGCCTGTTGTGTGTCGATATGTAATTTACCAGTGTTGAACGCGTTGAGGTATGGTTGGATAATCAAGTGACCGATTTCATGTCCTAGTGCGGCTACCCACTCAACGGCGTTAGCTTGGTTTAACACAGGTAGGTGGATAACGTGTTGTAATTGACCGTTATTACCAATGACAGTTTCAACACCGACAGTTTTAAAATTAACACTAGAACCTTCGTGGATGGCGATATCTTCAGCGATACCAGCACGTTTTAACAGCGAGTGAACCACTTTATATGTATTTTTAGCGACCCCCGATTTGTCGACGTTACGCGGTTCGCCATTTCGGAAGAACGTAATGCTAGGGTCACCGTCAATTGTATTGGCGCCTGCCTTTCTAACTGGGGTACGGTAAGCGGTCGCAAGCGCGGCAGCATCCGCTCTATCTAATACATTGTCGATGATATTAGCCAGTGCCTCTGCTTGAGTTACATTACCTTTCGACTTTTCATTACCAACGAGTGCGTTGGCTGACTCAATATCGTGGGTGAATCTAAACCCGTCAGTGTTAGACAGAAATTGTTTCATATCTACTGAATGTGGCATAGAGCCGTGAATAACACTGCTGTTGCCATAATAGAAGACCGGTTTGCCACGCGCTTTGTCGATAGCCTCGTTTAGGTTGGTTACATCTGTAACTTGAACCGTCTCAGTGGATTTTATCTTACCGTCTTGACGGGTAGTTAGGGTGACTGTAGTTAGCCCTACAGAATCGGTGTCTTCAGTGACAATCACGTGCTCAATACCGTTGGTGTTCACCTCACGGATGAGTTTCTGGGTGTCTTCGTAGTTCTGACGTCGAGAGATGGCATCGCGGTCTGAGCCGAATCCTCGTTCACCAGTGAAGTCGAGCTCAGCTAGGCGAGATGTACCAAATATGTGCGCTACTTCTGAGCCATCAATGCGAGCACGCGATACGGACATATATCGAACGCTACCGTTCCTTTCCAGTCCATATGTGTAAGATTCGGGGGTAGACTTAGCGCTATGGTGCTCCCCGTAAAGCGCTTCAGCTTCCTGTTTCGCGCTTATGTAAGAGTAACCGGTAAGCTCTGACAGTCTACGCTCTGCTTCAAAATTTTGCCATTTTATACTCGATACCTGTTTTGCGGCATAGTACGCTCTACGCATCTCAGTGATATTGTGCGCGAGCACACTGGCTTGTTTAGGGTCGACAACTCCGGTAAGTTTGGAATCAACCCTAGCATTAGCACCCGCACGAGCTCTAAGGCGTAGTTCGGCGAGCAGGGTAGCAAGGTCTTCTGAAATTTCCTCAAGGGTATTCTTAGCAATCTCGAGCTCTTGGGCAGAGTACGCGTCACCGTCAACACGGTCTTGTAACACAACCTGAGCGGATTCAATGAACGACTCGATTAGTCCTGTTTTCTTGTATTTATCACCCAAAACAGTCTCGATAGCCTTACTTAAAACCCCGGCTATGCCGGTAATACTATCGGTATTGATATTTCCAGAATTAAAACGTGCCAAACGTTCGAGTTGTTGGTTAAGTTCATTATCCAAACTCTTGAGTCGTTTAGCATCGTTAGGGTCAGTATTACTGATTTGTTCACGCAGTGACTTAACCTTATCGAGAGACTGTTTACGCGCCTTTCTTACGTATTCATCCGGCATTAGCACGCTAGCATGCTTCATCATATTTGACGCATGCTTATCGAGATTGCGATTAAGGTTGGCATCTCGCTCTTGAGTGCTTTCGGAATATTGCTGGTACAGCGTTTCCATAACCTTACGGTAGTCGCCTATAGTAACTTCAGCGTTACCGTGGATATACACGACGCTACTGTCTGGCAGCTCACGGAACGTTTTTATGACGTTATCGTTGCTGAATGTGCGCCCAACAGTGTCGCGGTACGTGAGCAACCTGCCGAATACGTTATTCATAGCGGTAGCAAAGCGAAAACTTTCCGACATGCCTTTAACAACCTTCAGCGATTTCATCTCTGCACCAACTAAGCGAGGCATATTAATCTCACGTTTCAAACCGTTATTGTCAAGGATTGATACAACATGGTTATCTGGGGTATTTTGGGTAACCGCGCTATTAGCGTTAACGAATGCCACGTTTTTGTGTGAAGTACCGTTTTCCGCTTGGTATTCAGAGTCCGTATGCTCGAAGGTTATTTCTACGTCTGATAAGATACCTAGATCTTTTAATCGGCGAACAATGTCGCTCGGCGAGAAATTTGACCAGTTTTCAGCTGCGAGTGTACGCCAAGCATAACGTGCGTCACTGCTCGTTGTGTAACGTTTACGATGAGAATCAATGACCTCACGTAAAGCGGATTGCGATTTCTTGAGGTTTTCAAGGACTACGCGCTCTGAACCTAGTGCGTTTTCGATAGCCTCGTCAAATGTCGCCATAACACTACCAATAGCGTCACCTTCTTTGGTAGAGGAAATGGCATCAACAAGTGTGTCTAGCACTTTCTTAATACGTTCTGGAGTAGTGTTAAGGTTATATGCAATCTGTTCGAGTTCTTGTTCTGGGTGTTTGAGGCTATCACGAATTTTCTCTGCCAGTCCAACCATGTTAGTATTATTTGCCACGTTACCTGCGTCGTTAGTGAACTGAGTCTGGGCTTCTAAACGGTTAGCGGTAACAGCAGCTGTTACATACTCCCGGGCAGTAACAGCAACCTGCTCAGTCATGCGTTGCTCAATCTCTTTAATCTTACGATTAGCAAGTGCACCGATAGCACGTCTGAAACGGACGATGTCATCACGTGTTTTAGTCTTAACGTCGGCTAGTGCCTGTTGCATCTCATCACCAAACGTGATGGCTAACCCTCTATACAAATCATGCACCTTACTATCTGGTAAATATTTCTCATTGTTGGCAGCGATAGCCAACGCTTCAAAATGGGAAACGTTATTTTCATCCAGCCCATCAGAAATAGTAGGCGTGGCGATACCGTCTTGGTTATAGGTCTTATCATCGGCCTCTTGCTTAACACCGTTTTCATCGTAATAGGACTCATACCCAAGACCGCGTTTAGCGACACTAAAACCAGCCGATGCGATATTAACAACTTTCGTTACAAAACCACGTAAGTCCTTGGCACGAGAACCATCGTTAAGGTCGGCAGCAGTACGTTCAAACTCTGGCTTATTGTTTGCTTGTTTATCGACTTCGGTAAGTTTATGGTTGCGTTCAGCAGATTTGCGAGCGGTTTTACCAACATCTTCGGATACTTTTGTTTGCACATCCTGTCCAGCGAACAAGTCTTGGTAGTCATCCGTGAAAATTTTATGTAAGTTCTTAGGGAACCCGTCGTGGATACGGTCATAAACCGTCTCAACAGGCAGGGATGGGTCATACTCTTTGGCAAATTCGTCGATGTTATTCGCCTTGCTAAGGATGGCCTGAGCCCATAACTTAGCGTGGCGTGCACCATGGTTTGTGTTAACTCGGATGAAGTTAGCCAGCGGGTAGACAGTGCCGTTTGCAATCAGTGCTTTAAACTCGGTCATTTTCTGTTTGCGTTCGGTGCCTTTAGCAAAGCGTTTTTCGATGTCAGACTCAATAGTCTCACGTGCGGACGCATTCAACTTATGCATGTTTACAAGTTTACGCGCGTTATTAATACGGAACTCGGATGCATAATCAAATACCGCTTTAACACGGTTCTGATGCTCTTTAACCTTGCTCTTGCTTAACTCAAGCGTATCTTGGTTACGTTTTAGCTGAGTTTTTGCGTGGTTAATTGCGTTTTGATTTCTATTCTTTTCGGCGTTTTTTAGCCGCTGAGCCCAGAAATCTACCGCCTTACGAAGTTTGTCGTTAACCTTTTTATGGCTAGCTTCTACCTCCTTCAATGATGTGTTAGCTTCTGCCATCTCCTGCTGGATAGTATCGCGGATAAGTTGATTAAGTTCGGGGTCGGTAGATGCTTGGTCAGTGATATTTGTACGGTCAGCGAAACGCTTACTACGTCCTAGCACAAGCGCAGGAGTTACGTTGTTCTTTTTAGCGATGTAACCGATGACTTTGTCTCTCAAAAACTGCGGGATAGATTCAGAGTTCGGATCCAATGCATTGTCAACGACATCACGGATGTTGTATCCGCGTGGATTATCGAAACCATAAGAAGACTGTTTGCCGTCGTTTTTATTCCAGTTACCGATGTCAGGGCGTTTAACCTCTGTTTTCGGTTCGGCTTTCATTACCGCTTCCATTTGTGGCTCAAGTTTGTTTTCGACGTCTGACATTCTCGGCTCAAGTAAGTCATCGAGCTCTGGAAGTGGAGTTGTGTCAGGCTCAACTGTCGCGGGGGCAGGGTTAGTAACAGGAGTGTTTGACTCTGGCTCGACTGAGTCAGTGGCTAGATCGGTAGGGACCTCTTCCATGACAGGGGGTGAAACAACATCATCTGTTGGTTTTTTCCGAGTATTTTCTTTTACAGACCTAGTGTTAGGGGTGCCTTGCTCCGGTTCAACCTCAACATTTTTAGGGTTGTAGTAGTGATTAAACCCATGCGTTACATTACCGTACTGATCAACTTGTTGTGCATGTTCATCGAACTCGTGAGCTGTTTTTTGGGCTTCCTCGTCGCGTTGATTTACTTTTTCCCGGTTATCAATGACGTGGTCGATGCCATGTTTTACGGCACGACCAGCACCACCGAAACCGCCGCCAATGACACCGCCTGCAACAGCAGATTCTAGATAGCGTGAGCTACGGTCGCCGAGTTTGCTTGTATCACCGCCAGCAAGCTCGATACCGATGTCTTTAATAACTTCCTGAGCTGCTTCCGTAGTTCCTTCGATTAATGCAGATTTACCCGCAGTTTTACCAACGTCCTTAGCAATTACAGCGGTCTTTGCTAGCGTACCAAGTGTCTCTTTAGCGATAGCGTCACTTACACCTGTCGATTTCATTACACCCGTGAATATCTTGCCTATACCAACGGTATCTAGCGCACCCATAGCACTACCCGTTAATAGGGCAGTAGCACCAGCGTTCTCAACCCCTGCCTGCTTGGCTGACTCGTAAGCATCGCCCATGTTCTGCGCAGTAGAAAACGTGCCAACACCAGCTAGTGCACCACGAGCACCAGCTCCAGCTAACATACCAACACCGCCGGTACCTAATGCAGTAGCAGCAGTAGCCGCAGCAGTAGGTGCGAACTCAGCTATACGCTCAATGCCGTACGTTAACGCGTCACCGAAACTGTGAACATCGTCGATAGACCCGACGTTAGGTCTGTTGGTGTTCATTTCAACCTCGTTCATGAACGCACCGCGCTCGCCGAACTCTTTCAGGCTGTCGATACCGAATGTATCACCAATAGCTGCACTAGCGTTATATAAGTTACCTTGCATCATGTCTACGCCACGAGCAAGGGAGTTGGTCAATACGTTACCATTGCGCTTTGTGCGCGGAGTCTCGTTGTAGAGGGGGATACCCGATAGCGGACTTTCGCCAGTAACACGTCTGAGGTTTTGACCGATGGCGCGGATATCTTTTACTTCTTCGTCGTCCTCGTCTATCCTGAACAAAGCATTACGTTGGCGCGTGCGTACAGCTCTTTTTACGTCATCAGGTAAATCTTCAAAACGCTTACCACCTGCTGTAGAGTAGCCTGCAATACCGGCGCGGATAAGTTTTTCGTTGCTAGTTAAACCGTCACTTTCAAGTGTAGCTAAACCGCGACCATAACCACCGCGCTCATCGGATGGTTTTATACGCTGGTCGGCGGTTTCAGCAACGTGGTGGGCAAGGTAACCGTCTGACGAATATCCCGCCCGGCTGCCTTCATGGTGGGTTTCTGGTGTATCAACGCCACCGATACGATACGACTTACCATTGATTTTAACCGTATCACCATCAATCCACTCGTATTTATCCACCATTAGTTGCCACCTCTAGAGTCTATTACCTTGTTAAACACTTCTTCAAATTTACTGATGTGGAGATTACCCTGTGCCATGATATCGGTAGTTGTCTTTAATGCCTCGTTCATGTACTTATTGGTTTTTCTGTGTTTCGCGCCATAAGACCTAGCTTTAGCAAATGCTTGGGAAATGGCCTGTGCCTCTACCTCATTGATTGACGACGAACCGCCAGCAGTACGTTGCATATAGAAATATGCAGCAGCAGGGTCTTCGAAATTGTTACTTGTCATAACTCTAACAAGTTTAGTAGCTTGTAGCCTGAAATCTGGTGAATTGACATCCCTGTTAGAAAGGGCGCCAACACTATCAGACAAGTAAGATCTAACAGCGGACACGTTTTCATCTACTCTGCCACGAAGACCGCTCTTAGTATCGTAGTTCTTACCTACACCATCTGTTATGCTCTTCCAGAAAGCGTCTACGTCCTTAGCTTTAGCGATGTTACCGGACTGTTCTGCTTTGGTTGTGTATTGGTTCTCACTTTCTTTAGTTATCCCACTAAGTAGACCTTTATTCTGGGCGTCGCTAATCTGTTTACTTTTACGATATTCTTTAACCAACGCCTGACCAGACAATCCACGAGTAAGTCCAGAACCGCCAGCCTGTTTTGACCAGTTGATAGCCTCGATTTCTTCGAGAATTTTCCCTTTAGTATCTTTCGAGGCTTTAGGGTAAGCAGCCTTGAGTGCGTCCATACGGGCTTCATTACGGGCGTCGAGTTCAGAAGCGATACGTGCTTCTTCTTGGGCGATACGTTCTTGTCTAAGAGAGTGACTAACTCCTGCCTCAAGGTCAGCATCCTCTTCCAGTTTCTTGTTGAAATTTTCGAGGTTTTGTTGTTTTTGTCTGTTGATATTCGCCTGTTCTCTAGCAATAAGAGCATCGTATCCGTTATTGATAACCCCACCTGAGAGTGGGTCAAAGTTAGCGTTAGCATTACGCTCGCTTTGTTGTGCTTTTAGCTGGTTAAGTTTATCGTAGTTAATGCCAGCGGTTAGGTCTGCTTCCGTAGGCTTACGTTCGGTATAGTTACCCATTAAAACGTTGACGTGCTCATCAGTAGCACCAGACTCTTTAAGCATTTTAACGGCTTGGTCTTTTGGCATAGCATCCCCAACAGTGTGAACGCGTTTCTTACCATTAGCATTATCAAGATATCCGATAACAACGTTGCCTTTACCGTCATCGAGTAAACCAAACACACCGTTAGTCGACGCACCTTCTGGGGCATTTAGTCCGAATTTCTGTGCAGCATAGTTACCTAGACCACTAGTAAACGACCCTTTTATTGCAAATGGGACAGTGTCAATGTCGACAGACGTAATACCAGAGTCGCCGCCATCGATACCCGCCATATACATTTCTTCCGCTTCTCGTTGCTCTTTTTCTCTGCGCAGAGCATCGTTGTATTTTGTTCTAGCCAAGTTTAAGTGACCCGCCGCGATGCCCTCGTTAGCCCTATGTGTACGGATAGTTTCGTTAAGTGACGCGGTTTGGTGTTTCTCGATGTGGTCTTGTTGGCGGTCTTTGAAGTCCCAAGCCTTTTTATCTTGGTCGACTTTATAATCCCATTCCTTCTGCTTCCATTCGCGGGCATCTTGTCTGTCTCGAATTCCATGATATATATTGACCATCTTGGCAGCGGCATCAATGCCTTCTAAAAAGCCGTTTCTTTGGTATGCCATTATGCAACGCTCCTTTTATCTAATTCGTTGAACCCGAGTTGGATTGTGTGAGCCATATAGCTCATTAACTTCTCTATCTGGTGCCTACGCTCTGTCGCTTTTTCAGGGGAGTAGCGCTCTAACCATGCCTGATGCCCGTTACCCCAGAATGCAGGGCATGTAACGCAGTCTACGCCGCTGTCCATGAACTCATAAAACGAGGGTAGGGCGTTATGTTCGACGAGAAACTCGTTGACCGCGCTGTCAGACCAATCGTATACAGGGTAAGCTAAGATGTAAGGGGTGTCGGAATCTGTTAAGTGTTTAATTGGGGTTTTTAGGTTTTCAGATGCCCGACAACCGCGAATAACGAGGTCGTAACCGTGTTTAACGGTGAAATCGTGTAGCGGTAACATGATTGTTCTAGCGCAGCAATCCGCTTGTGACTGAATGTGTTGAGTATCATTGGCAGACGCACTGTACATGGGGTTTGATTCCTGTGGGCGTACCAAAGGTGATGGAGCACCGTATTGCTCGCGAACATATGCGGAATCACTGTCAATGACATGGAATTTGTCACCAAAAGCAAGTTTAAAGTCAACCATACGTGCAAGTGTCTCAGCATCAGTATCACCCGTATTTACCCATGCGATATCGAAATCTGTACAGCCGATTTCTAAGAGAGCAAGTAACGCACATAGCGAATCGCGCCCACTAGACAACTGGAGGAGTGTTTTGCGCGCTCGCTTAATCGCATATACTGTCTCATCGAGATAAGTTCTTACCATGCAATGGCACCCATCAGTAAACCCGCAGCCATACCAACATTCTGAAAACGAGCCTGTCTAGATGCGGCTTTTTGGCTGTCCGCATGCATTCGTCTTTGCGACTCATTACCAGCGATCTCATTTAGTGAAGACGCAGAACCTTTTTTCATCGCGTTAGTCGCGGCAATAAGTCGGTTGAGGGCGTTCACGTTATTCTCGTACTGTCCAATCCTAGCAGTATTTATGTTAGCTGTATTGTTCATCGTAGCGTTCTGGCTGTTCATGCTAGTCATTGCCAGACGTTGGGATGGGGTAAGATGCACGTTAGCGCGGTCCATCTGGCGCTGATTGATACTTGCATCAGTACCCATTGCGCTGCGCTGAATCTGTTTACGGGCAGCGTCTACGAGGGCTGTGCTATTAGTAGCATTCGCACTATCCTCTAATAATTGCTTGAGGTAAGGTGAATTTATAGCCCAGTCCCTTCTATACGCCCCGGCGAGCTTACCTTCGATACTCCCACCTCTAGAGGACATTGTGCCAACTATGTTAGCAGATCCACTCATGACGCCGCCCATCAGGCTGTTAGTAGCATTGTTAACAGGGGCGGGGTTATCGACCGGAGTAGATGGGGTAGGTACACCAGCGGACTTTAACACCTTATTTGTGACACTATTAAACATTATTTACCCCTTACCCATGTAGGTTTAGCATCTTCTACTGGAGCTGGTGTGGCACGTTTTCTGCCCATTTTGTCGAGACCGATAGCAGCAGCAGAACCGAGGATAGACGTTGCTAGTGCTATGCTACTTTGTCTGTTATTAAAACGGTTCATGGCGGAGTTCATGGCTTCCTCACTCTGTCTAGATGCTTGGGATAGTAATCCTCTAGCTGCACTCTCCGCAGTACCGTTGATAGAGCGTAATGCGGCATCTGTGCGAGCGATTCTATCGCTCTCTCCAGAGCCTCTAGCGCGTATAATTGCTGTATTTCTCGCGTTATTTAACGCGTCACTGGCCATCGAAGCACCGAATGCATTACCGTTCGCACCGATATATGTATTGCCACCTCTAGACATAATGTCCGCGTTTGCTAGACCGGATAGAGTGCCAGACAAATCGCGCCTAGCCTCGGCTACGTATCGAGGTAAATGTGCTGCGTTTATCCCTTGGGCTAAATCATATCGTTGGGACTCAATTTCCTTTGCTGCAATTTCGCTAGCGGGGGTAGGTGGTGCACCACCTCCGCCTCCTCCACCCATGCTCATTTCAGTCCTCCTTTATATTGTTCAAGAGTTTCGTCATGGTAAAAATTTCTAATTTTAGATGCCGCAGTTAAACCATACATATCACCACCAACGACCCCAGCGAGATAAATAACCACAGCAATAAGGCTATCGCGTAGAACAAATGCAAGATTCTTTGTGTGGTCATTGTCTGAGTTCTCCATTTCAGTTGATGCAATATAGTCAGCCATGGCCGTGTATAGAATAGGTGTCAGTTCTGGTAAATGGTCCAAATAAAATCGGTTACGGGGTAGATTAATAAGTATATTGAGAAATCCGATACCGATTTCTGCATTGCTCATAGGTTTATCTTTATCGATAATATCGTCAATGAACTGTGAAGCTCGACCGAGGGACAGCGCTAGATCTATCGCGTCGTCATTGTCTAACAAGACGTCTTTTAAAAATTCCAGCTCGGTTTCAGGTGTTACCATGAAAATTTGCACTCCCTAACGACACGCATATCGTTACCCTTAGATTTACGCTTGCTTTCAACGATTAAATCATGATAGATAGCATAATGTTGTGCGGCTAAATCCATGTTACTCCAGTCACGGTTAGGCATGTTATACAAGTAATACAGGCATAGGGCAGTAACAGTTCTAATGAACAACCCTCGGTCACGCGGCACAACGCAGTGTGTGGCATTACGTTTTGGCGCAATGATGAACATGACACGGGTATCGTTGTCGATGGAGTCATCATGACCGAAGAACCTTAACTCAGGGGTCTTGCCTGCGATAGAAACCAATGAACATGATGGTAGTTCGGGAGACGTAGACTCATAACGCGGTATGACGGGGACGCTATTATTTTTACGTGTAACCGAATCGACGGATACTATGTCATATCTCGAACTCATGGACAGGTAACTACTACAACCATTCTCGGGTTCGAAGATTCCGTTTTTTACCCTCCCTGTGACTTCTTCGACAAGCGACAGGCTGTCTGCTGCGTACTGTTGCATGCAGAGCGGGATAATCTGACCGATAGCGATATCAGGTATACCACCAGATAAAAGCGCAATGTCTTCAGCCAGTTGGTCATAATAAATTACATTATTATGGTCACGAATCATCTGACACTCCTAGCTTACTGTAAAAACTATCCATAAAGAATTTGGCACGGGCTAACTGGTCCTCGTAATCACCATTTTTTAGGTACCCTCGGTAAAGCATATAGTCAACAATAGCTGGGGCGAAACGCTCATCAACACTGATAGACTCGTCGATATTGCTTGTTTTACTAGGTATCGCTGACACTACAACTTTCAATGTATGTGTTAAATCCAGCGGCGAAGGGTATATGTGGAATATTCGAGGGTTATTGTCGTCGTATACGTAGTATTTTGGGCCGTCGTCTGACGCTTGCGTGCGCCAATACGGGTATTGCTGGTCTAAGAAATTACGGTCTATGTGCCGGACTATACGCCCGGTCTTTGAATAATCAAACACGTCAACCAATCTATCTACATCAGCGGGTAATTCGTATGTGGATGCTGATTTATCCATGGCAATTTCACGAATGGCAGTGAAAGCGTCGGCTCGGAGTGAGACGAGGGTCAATATACACTCGTTATACCAATCAAGCCACTCAGATTCCTCCCATTGCACAAAATCAAGGTCCTGTGCAACAGTTTTAGCACGTTTTATTAAGTCGGAAACCTTGATATTCGGCATATTTATTCACCATCTTTTTCGTTGCTTTTACCTTTGGCTTTTTTAGGCTTAACGTCGACAGTACCACCTTCCTCAACTGTTAATTCGGACTCATCCAAACCGGTTTCGATAGTTTCACCGGGTTCGATAACGAAGATAGAGCCAGTAGGTCCGAATACACGTGCTCGTGAACCACCGTTATTTGTAAGTTGTAGCATATAGCTTCTCCTTTAAAAAAGGGCGGTTGCCCGCCCCCAGCCCCACGCTGTTAGTTTGTGTTTACAGTGCAGTATCTAAGCAGATAACACCGAAGTCTTGTGGTTTACCAGATACTTTGTCCTGCCATACAGGTTTTTTGTACCCGAAGATTTTGCCGTATGAAATACCTTGTTGGTTTCCATAGTCAAAATTGTCTTCTTCCCACTCACCCGGTCCAATATCAGCCATCGCGAGAGCTTGCGCACCACAGAACAACGCACGTTGCCCATCAACAGCACCGCCATTACCCCATTTCTTACCAGCGTCTTTGCCAGAACCGCCAGCGGTAGCATTGCGGGTATTGAACACGTGGTGGTACGCATGGATATATACACCATCCACAATTAAAGTATCTGAAGTGCCAGAGAACAGGATATTGTCCTTGTAGCCTGTGTTTACAGAACGGGCGTTCGCTAAGAAATCAGGGTCAAGCTTCAACTGAGCTAGGCCACTTGGTGTTACGAACATGTGGTATTTGTCGTTATGCGCACCCACACCGCGGATATAGTTGTCCTGTGCGTACGCCTTCAACTCGACGATGTGGCGATAGCCGAGTTTATCGTTAGCAGTGATTTTTGAAGTGTCGCCAGTGGCTAAAGAGTTGCCATTCACGCGGAAGTGACGAGCATCAGTTGGTGCAGTGACGTCAGCTGCAAACGATAGGTCTTTCAATGCTTGACCAGTTGCTCTGGTAGCACGTGCCTTACCTGTATTGTCATGGGTGTAAGCCACACCAGATAAAGTTAGGAACGCCATTTGGTCTAAGCGGTCAGCTAACCAGAATGAAAGTGCGTTTTTCGCATTTTCGCGGAAACGGATAACAGAGCGTTGGTCAGCCATCTTGCCTTTGTTACGTGTTGCATGACGTAATTGGTCGATCTTGATGACTTGGTCATACGCTTTCATCGCTTCCTCGTTACCTTCCAAAGTATAGTCGTCAGTAACACCATCTTCGATTAAGTCGGCGATTAAGTGGAATACAGCTTGGTCACCATTGGTTGTTTTAGTCAACTCGGTGATGTGTTGAATCATAGAATCTGAGCCCTTGCCAATAAATTTGGCTAAGAACATTTTAGCGCGTGCTTGGCGCCATAAGTCCATTGCCCATACTTTCTTCTGATGGGTTAACAATGCGGCGAAGTTTGTTTGTGCCATTAGGATAGTTCCTCGTACTAGGTTGAAAAAACAGAGTCTTTTTCTTCCGTAACGTGGAAAACACGAGAGTAGATAGGACACTGTTAAGTACAGAGGGACTAACACCGTGACGTGGCATTAAGCGAAATTACTTTTTGTGTAATAATATTACATAAAAAGTAATAAAAAGTAAAGGACTAAGTGGTCAGAAAACGCTTTTTGTATTCATGACATAGGTCCAGAGTAATTTCTTGTATTGTATAAGCCTCAAACTCTGAACTTGGGTGTTGTTCTCGTATGATATCCTTAAACGCCTGAAATATATGCACCGCTTCGTGTGTTAATAAGGCGTATATAACAATATCCTCGAGGTCAGGACAGTGTTTGATGTGCACGATGCATTTATTTCCATCATATTCAACCTGAGCGTCAGCGCCTAAACTTAGAAACCCTTCAGACTCAAAGTCCATGGTTTTGCATGCTTGTTTGAGTTCTGCCTCGGATGTAACGAGGCAGTAACTCATTGCTTTAAATGGGGTGCAGTAGACAGTAGGTCTCACAGAATAACCCAATCGTCAGAGAGTATATCAGATTGACTCGCGAGCCACGGGACAATTTCGTCGCCGGCAGTCTTCATGTATATAGCATCTAGCGATGGGAGGCCAGCCTCGTCTGGATGAGCGTCAAGATAACGCTGATTAATAGCGTAGCGGACAGTAGTACCGTCAACTAGGAATAGGTACATGCCTTTGCCGTTCCAGCCTGTACGGGAAACTCTTTTACCTGCTTTTAGTGCTTCTACCGCTTCGCCAAAATTAATAGTCATGATTAATCCCTCCATGTAAGCGCCTTGACGGCCCACATCTGAGCTGCTTGAGCCTCGGTAATTGCGATACTACATAGTCGCTTTGTCTCACCAGAAGTACTGGTGTTTCGTAGGTCGTTAAGGGTGTCTATAACCTGAGCGAAGGTAGCCTTACACTTGTCTACTTCGGGGTTGCCACCGGGGTTAAACGCTAGGCCAACAGCTTTCTCACCAAAAGTTAATTCTCGGGTTTCAGTCATAAAAATCTCCTTAGATTTCTTTGAGGATGTAAATAGGGGTTGAATCGATACCGAAGGGTGCGGTTAATACGCTATGTGCAATGGCAACGATGTCAAACAACACATCAGGGCACCAGTTAGCCACGGCTAGAGAAGGCTCGGAACAATTCAAATTGACGTATACAGGAACAATACCGCAGACCAACCCATAGTGAGTGAACTCGCTACGGATAAAGTCATTGGGTAATCTGTCAAATATAGCCATTAAATGAAGTCCCCGCGTAGACGGGCAATTTCTTTAGAGTCCATCTTCTCAAATTCTTCCATAGTCATATTAAGAGGGTCGATTTCAGGAGCAGTTGACGGCTCACCACCTGTTTTTGGCGGGTTCTTAGCAGCTTGCTCCATTTTAGCCTTAACATCAGGTTTTTTTACCTGTTGCTTAGGCGGTTCATCGGATACAGCAGCTGATTTAGGCGCGATACCGTGATTGCTCGCTGTAAACTCAGCAGCTTTAATGATGGCCTCACCGACGCTATAACCAGCAGTCATTAATCCATCCCGTAGGACGATAGCCTCATCCAGCATATCTTTGTTGAAGTTCTCGCTAGCCTCATTGAAAACGTCGAACTCATCCATAATGATGCTTGCCGCTTCCTGAGCCTCACTTAGAAACTGACGAGATTGGACGGACGACTCAGCCTCAGCACGGGCGGTCTCATATGCCTGCTTACTGGCAGCTTGGGCAGCCACTTTAGCTGCTGCGTTCACATTGGCGGATAGCATATCTGCAAACATACGTTGAGCAGTTTCGGCGTCCCCCTCCAACATCGCGGCTGACATCGCTTTGAATTTGTCGTTGTCGATAGTCACTTCATAGTTAATGTCCATATCAGGAGCAACGTACTCAGGCGCATTTTGTGTAGCCGCGGCAAGCTGGGCCTCTAGGTCCTTACGCTTCTGAATTTCTTTCTGTAAACGCTCATATGGCACACGCTGATTGCTACGTTTCTTAGGCTTATGCTCTGGTTCAGGTTCTTCAGATTCTTGCCCCTGTTCTTGCCCCTGTTCAGGTTCTTCGGATTCTTGCCCCTGTTCAGGTTCTTCGGATTCTTGTTCTGGTTCCTGTTCGGGCTCTTGCTCCGACTTACCATCAGTAGTGCCAACCACATCATCACCACGGTCGGCATCATCTGGTAAGTCGTCATCCCAACCAGTACCGCCGGTACCATTAAAATCGGTCGTGTCGAGCTCTGTGGTAGGGAGAGCGTCTAAGTTCTTATCAGCTACTGTCATTATTTAACTCCTTTTTTATGTGGGGTGTTTTTATTGTGAATCTGGTTAATGCTACGTTCATGCTGGTTCTGAACCCTCAACATGTCGCTAGCAAGTTTAGTGGCGGCGCTGCGTTGACTCTGGATCTCAGCACGTTGTGCAGCAATCTGCGCCAATGCAACGCGAGCTTTAAGCATGTCTTCAGCCATTTCTTTTTTGTGATGTAACTCGGCAAGTTTGAGAGCGTGTTCACTGTGACCGTCAAGACTCTGTGCTTTAGCCCCTTGTAGTGCGGCACGTGACTGAATCTCGCTAATCTCTGCGTCGGTTTTCTCAACCGCTTTAACGGCCATATCAAGTTGTAATTGCATCTGTTGAGCTGCCATCGCTTGTTCTTCTTCTGACATCTCACCGAAACCTTGAATTTTAGCCACCATCTCGGCAATCTCGAGTCGACGTGGTAGGTTAGAGTGCTGAATGACAATATGGTCTGGGATAGCAATACCCGCTTCACGCATACTGATAGCCTCACTGAACACAGTCTCGTCAACAGTGTCACGTGCTGGCTGCATACCAATAACGATGTCATACTTACCGACTGTCAAGTCACCCGGAACAGCCCCCGTCTCATCTGGCTGGTTAACCACGTGCTCAACCTGTGGTTGTTCCGGTTGTGAGTAATCTGTAATATGGAATACACGGGTCTCGGTATAGACTTTTTGCACGAGTTCGAGAATCTTGCGGGCAAGCATCTCACGCGCGAAATTGATGTGTTTTACAGGAATCGTTAGCTGAATCTGACCCGCTTCACGTCTCTGTTGGATAGCAACACCTGCCACATCAGCACGGTCCATACCCATAATTGACTCATTTACTCCCGAGATATGGCGGACAGAGAGTGATGCTTTTTGTGAAATATTGTGGATACCCGGCGGAATCTGGTTAGGTTGGATTTTCTCTGGCGGGACGAAACCTTTCTTGTATTCAAGCACCAAACCTGTCTTAGCCCCTTGGTTGGCAAGGTCGTCCGCGTCCATACTAACCAGCGAGTTCTCCTCTACAATCCAACCGCTATTGGCAGTGGTGTTAACTATATGGAGTTCTTGTGAACTGACCTTGTTGAATAGCTCCTGCGGACCGACAAGATTAGATACCATACCTAGCGGATTACCGCGACGGAAGAACGGAAAATATGGGATGACGGTGAATGTGTCGTGTAGCGACCAGTTATCATAGAGCACTACGTCACCGGCAGTGATGGTTACCTTAACACAACGCTTAGGCACCTTGCGTAGCATTGTAGTGGGGGACATGTCCACGATATTCTGTAATTTAGCCTCATCTTTGAGCATACCTTCTGGTACGTCCTTCACGTCACCTGTTTTTAGGTCAACAAACTGGGATACTTTACGTAGCTTATAATACTGACGTTCTACCACACGCACGCGCTTAATGTCGCGCTCCTCGGCCCGTGAAGATGGGTCAGTTTCAGAGGACTCATCACCACCATATGTGCGATCTGTCATCTCAAAACAGTCCATATCATTGAGAAGGTTCTTATCAGCCACGAGTTCCAGAGCTCTGCGTTTGTCAGAGCCATATTGAACCTCGATATCTTCGAGCGTCATCCAACGAGTGATGAATACCTCCGCCCATGTTCTAGGGTCAATGTCTTTCGCCATAGGGTCAGGAATTACATCCAGTGGGTCTTCCGCCGTGACTTTTATGTCACCGAGGATGTTCTCGTCAAAGTCGACGCGAACGTCGAAATACCCGCGATCTTGTATCAACCCGTCAGTGATGACCTGCAACTCGACCTTACTCAAGCTATTTTGTTGCGATATGTACTGGTATACGTAGTTCATATCGCGTGCAGCCAACTCGTTAGTACCTCGTGCGGGTTTAAACTGCACATCGGCTTGTGAACGAGCCATCTCGCCAGCCGCCGCGTTAATTGTACCGAGTATCAGGTTCATCGTAAGAGCAGGACGACCAGACGCCTCTAGCGAACGTCTATCAGCCTCCTCCCACTGGTCACCTAAATACATTCTGTCAAAACGTTTAGCACGTTTGATGTATTCTCTATGCTTCAGGTTTCTCGCTCTGACGTACCGCTGCCAGTTATCATGCGCTATGGTTTTAGATTCCGGTGTATCCATCTATTTTTATCCCTACGATGCCATATGGCTGACACCTGACGGTGCGCCCTTTAATTGTTTTCTTAATCTGTCCCGCCAGCCACGTTTAGGAGGTGGTCGTTTCTCACGCTCTGGGGCAAGCATCAGTATCATCTGACCTATCCACGCTAGTGCATCCACTTGGTCGTCGTGCTTACCCGCCGGGAACGCTAACATCTCATTCTGCATCTCCTGAAACCATGGTGCCTGACGAGGGAAGTGTACGCGACCCTGCTCCATACGACCCTGTATCGGTCTAGCACGGGTCATCTTGTCGTTACCACGTGTTTTCAGTTTGATGTAGTTAAACTGTTTCTTCTTCTCGTTCATCTCTTTAAGTATGAACGGCTCAAGTGTCATTTCTATCTGACCATGCTCGATGCCCTGTAACACGGGTGACCATGTATCCTGACACTCGAAAAATTTCTGTATCAACTCATCTGCTGACCATCGACCGTAGTACCTGTGTAACACCCAAATGTCGTTACTACGGTCGATGCCTACGACCACGCCGCAGGTAAAGTCGTTACTATCCTTCTTACCTATTGCTAAGTCCCACGCGGTATACACCCTGAGTGTGTTAATGTCTGGTGCAGTGTCGTATAGACGGAAATAATCTTTTTTGAAATAGTCACCGTCCGCTGATACAGGATTCTGCTGGTATAGCGCCTCCCAGTCGCGAGGGATAAGTGTACGTTTAATCTTGTTGAGCGCTTTAATGTCATACCTTTCTGGGTGTAGCGCCTCTCCAGCTTTACGATACTCCTCGTCATGGGTGGCGATAGCAGGGTACTTAACCACCTTCCATCTATCCGCATCATCTGGCCACTCACCAGTTTCTGCAAGCTCTTGTTCAGCCTCTTTCATGCGTTCCAAAAGCCATCCAGATAGGTCATCCTCATGCCAGCGTGTTTGGATAATAAGGATCCCCCCACCCGGCGCTAGACGAGTGTACAGAGTAGAGGAGTACCAGTCCTTGATAGCCTGACGTGTAATCTCACTCTCAGCTGCCTCACGGTCTTTAACGGGGTCGTCGACAGTAGCTATATGCGCGCCACGTCCAGTGATAGGTCCCTGCACACCTGCTGCGACGTAACCTCCACCCTGAGCCGTGTTCCAACGTTCGGCGGACTGCGATGTTTCGTCCATTCGTGTTGGAAAAATATTGTGGTACCGCTCATCCTGCACGAGACCGCGTACCTTACGTGAGATATCAATAGCAAGTGCTGCGGAGTATGAGCTGCCGATAATTTCGTGGTTTGGATTATGTCCTAGGTGCCACGCTGCGAAATTCTTGGATGCAAGCTCAGTTTTACCGCTTCGTGGGGGCATTGATATCATCAATCTAGGTGATTTACGCGCTACAACATCTTTTGAAAACTGTTCTAAGTGGCGGCATATATCCGCATGCACCCAACCGGGTGCGTATGCCTCGTTAAAGTACATAACGAACGGTAACAGGTTACGTCTTGCAGCCTCGCGTCTAGCTAATTCTCTCAGTGCTTCTTGCTGGACGTTGAACTCAATCTCACGTTCTTGTCGTACCCTGTCGGCTTCAGCTTGTAATCGGAGAAGTTCTTCCTGCTCCTGCTGAGCCTCAACCTGCGATTTTTCCTCAACATCTGGTGACGGTTTTATGTCAAGTAACCCCTTATCCAACCGTGCGCAAACGTGACAGACCCCATCTTGGAACATGTGACGAGGTTGCACGGTCATGCACTCAGGACAGAGGGTGGTTTTACTCAATCTTTAAACCTCTCTCACAACATATGATGACGGGTCAAGGTTGTAGACCATGCCAGTATGTTTTTGTAGCTCCTCATCTGACATAGTTTCGAGTTGTTTTTTATTGGTAATCTGTACTTCTTTCTTCTCAGGTGCCGCTAACCCCCAAAGTTTAACCATGGAGTCAACCGCTTTTATTTCTTCTGTGGCATTTGCGGAGTGAGAGTGGGCTTGGAGGTACATTAAATGTGCGTCAGCACGGGTAAATTGAATCTCAACGCCATCGTTGATAGCTTGTTCACGGATACGTTCACGGTAATAGATAATCGCACGGTCCAATTCTGGTTTTCGGTCGTGCAGAGCGTTAATTTCTTCGATTTTTGAGGGTAGTCCTGCTTTTTTTGCAGCGGAAGTGGGTGTGAGACCCCGAAGTCGGTACTGGATATACAGCTCTTCCTTCGGTGTCAGATTACGGATGTTGAGGAGGGGTAAGTCGTCAAGTTCTATCACTTCCATGATAGTAATATTACATAAATAGTAATATTTTGCAATAAATATTATTTACAATGTAATATTTTATGGTATTATTAACCCACAGTTAAACATTTTTCCATAAGTTGCCACCTCAACCCCTCTAACTGACCTTGGTTAGAGGGTTTTTATTTTTAATCGTCTTGGAACCACGTTGACATACCGGATACGTCTGACGACTGCCTAGAGGACTCCCTCCTTTGTGCAACTTCTTCCTCGTCATGTTTTTCTTTTTCTGCAAGAGCTTCCATGACACCGGGGATACTAAGGAGGGCGGAGTTTTCTTGTAATAGTCGATTAATGTATATCTGTAGTCTGTTATGTTCAGATTCTATACGGGATAGGGCTATTTCCACCCTGCGCCTTGCACTATAGTCTAGCTCAACTGTAATAACTCTACGTATCTTACGGATTTCTTCTATTATGTTCACGCGCATGTGAAATAACCTTTTGGTCAATGTTTGCTGGATGCCCTTGGTACAAGGGTGTTTGTTGCTTCATCGAAGTCGAATTCATTACCGTATTCGTCGATAAAGTCAGGTATTTTTGATTGCGAATCCGCTAGATCAAGCAGCCTGCGTTCTTCCTTTTCCATTTCATCCATGCGTTCATAAAGCTCCAATTCTTTTTTATCCATTTCCATTTCTCCTTTGTTACTGGTTAAAACTACTACAATAAATTTTTATAAAATTTTTTCTAGATATTTTTTCTGGAAATGTGGTTTTGGTCACGGGAATTTTTAGCTGACCCGTGTCAGTTGTCGAGTAGCGTTTGTCAGTGGGCAAATGTTCTTTTCTATATGGGTGTCGCCCACAAAAGGGGTGCACGTTCCCTTTCACTTTTCAATGTCAAAAGTCAAATTTAGGCTTTTGAACCTACCCTGACATTTTAACTCTACCCACAGGAGGTCACTATGAGCGTGGTATCAATAGCACTCACAACGTCGTCGCTAGCCCTTGCAATAGCAGGTGGCTTGCTCGTTCCGAATAGCATGACATCGGGTCTATCTTGCCTGATGTTGGCATCCATCATCGGTATCGTATCGATGGTAATCAGCATTTTAACAATGGAGGATTAACAAATGGAAAAAGAACTACCGTTATTAACCGACTCAATGGAGTCTATTGAGGTGCTCGCAGAGCGTTTCGACGAGTTATACTCTGCCAACTACGGGTTGTTGTATAACTATGACGACCAACCTGAAGTAGATACAGAAGCGCCTTGGTTTGACCAAGGCGTTTTTGTCGATATGGATTACCTCATTGCGCTTGAGCGTGGTGAGGTATATTCGTATGACGAATGGCACTAACCTTTAGACTTAACCCTCATGGGTATGACGTTCCGCTGTGGGGAGTGGTCGTTGTACCTATTTGGTTCAGTATTTAACGTAACTATGGTGCTGTGAAAACTCATATCATCATCGCTACCACCGTTAAATATCGGACCGTCCCACCTTTCTCGGTGTTTACGGCAAGTGTTATTTGCCTCGTTGACATAGTTACTGCCAACCGCACCGACGGGGCGTTGGGGGTTGGGTTTCTTCCACATAGAGTCTTTGTGGGAATACAGGGACTTTTTCATATAGTGACTACCTTAAAAAACATGTAAAAAACGTGTTTTTTACGATGGTCATTACGAGCACCATCACTAAAAGCGATACCGACACGTGCTGTCATCACATGTCGGTATCTAATCAATAACTAACTCAATATATGAGGTAATTATCATGACTAAAGTAACATTAATCCAAAACACCAAATCTGTCAACTTAATCAACGAATGGGCTGCGAAATCAGTCCCTGAAACGTACCGTATCAAGGGTGGTATGTCGGTGATTAACGACAAAGTAGCGAAACGCACATGCGTAGAAGCGTTATTCAACGCATATAGAATGCGTGAGAATAAAGGACGCGTAAACAAAGACACTCAATCCAACACAAATTGCCCATATCAGTTGGTGAAAAGCGCAGTGTACGACCTATTCTACGCCGAGTTACAAGCAGGATTCAAGGACATCTTGCTCAAGGATGTGTCAGATGATGAAGTTATCGAGCATTTCGTCAATCAAACGTTACCTAGTACATTCAGTGATGCGCTAGACTACGCACGTGATATGGACCTAGCTATTGATATCACATACAAAGGGTTCAGTACATATATTGGTATGTCTGGGCAGTTCATGTTAAATCACCCACGTATCATGTTTCCGGTCAACACAGGAATTACAGGTGAGTACGTGCGCGTCACGCCTGAATATCTAGACCCATTCGAGTTAGATATCCGTGGGTTCTTAGCACAGTACGTGTGGGGGATTATGAAAGATAAAATCAACGCTGTAACAAGTGGTCCACGCCCGACAGCATACCGTGCTTGGAAACGCTTGAACGCGGATATTGCAATCGGTGGTTTCAAGTACAGTAGTGACCCAATCCGCCAGCTTGTGACATTCGATGATGGTACACAGAGAGAGATCACAACACGTGGTTTTGGCACACAACGCATCGAGTGGTATGAGGAGCAAATCTTCAGAAACGAGAATCCAACAGTATATACACAAGACGGTCGTGTAATGGATTCGCAACCATACGCATACGATGTATGTGATACACAAGGGTTGCTAGACGAGTTGTACGAGGAGCAAGCAATGTACCACAAGGCGGTGGAATTCCGCGACCAGTACGAGCACGTAATGGATTTACTTGTAAGTGGCATTGATACAAGCGAAGTAGAGCGCTCGACAGAAGCCAAGAAAGCGGTAACGTTAAGCATCAAAGACGCATGGTTCATGGCACCGGAGTATCTTGCAACGTCATCTTTCGAGATTAGCGATTTCGAGAACGGCGAAGTGGTAACGAAAACGCTACATATAGTGAGTTTCGACGACTACCAAGATGAAGCTGTTGAGAAGTTCTTGATTGAGCGTGCCATCCACTGGGCGAAAGAACGTCACATCAACCGTGAGAAAGAGAGCGCCACACGTCGTACACGTGTACTCAAACAATTCGGTTGGGAATAACCCACAACAAAAGGACCTCACCAGAGGTCCTTTTTCTCCACCTCTTTTTAGTTTTTACCTATCAATTTCCTTATTTTACCCACCTTTTCTTTATCCAAAACAAACCCCTAATAACCGAGGGCACGGGCCGGTGGGTAGAGGGATTTAGATGTCACAGGACGCTTTCCTTAGACCTAGAGCAACCGTCAAATGATGCTGATCAAAGAGCAAAGAAAAAAGGACAAATGAAAAAGAAAAAATAGCAAAAACAAAAGGTTAAAGGAAGTGAAAGGAGTGATCAAAGAGCAAAGATATTGAATAAGAAAAAAGATTAAATGGAAAATTTAAAAGAAAAAACAATAAAAACAAATGGTTATGGCAAATAACAAAATGAATTAAATGGAATAAAGGAAAAAGAAAAATGTACAAATTCATAGGTATAACAACAGGTTTAATCAGCATAGCAACATTATTCATGGCAATGATTCTTATCAGTGTCAACGAACCAGCAACAAAGGAAATCGTCGGTTGTCTTATTTCATCTGTCATTTGTCTAGCGGCATCTGTTAAAGGTGATTATTGAATGGATTGTAATAATATTACATGATATGTAATATCCACCAAGCACCACGGAGAAAAAGACAGATGAAATTTCACGACCCAATCTCAACGGAAGCTGGCAAACAGCTTATTCAATTAACCGCTGCCGGAGTTTTCTATACATACGCACTGGAAAATCGAAAAAAGATCGGGGGACACTCCAAAACTCTACTAGGGGCAAAGGCTAGAGTAGCATATCGAATTAAACAAAAAGTCGATGAACTAGAAGTAAGAATGTTTTTCTTCGCCAAGGACATTGAACAACTGAAAAAGGAACTTGAAAAACTTCAAATGGAGTGATAAACCTTGCCAAGTTGGGATTTTCAACTTGGCAAGGTTTTTTGGTATTTTTCACCTCAACTTGGCAAGAGACCATACAAAATAGTCAAGTATTGGGGTATATGCCGGGTTGGAGTGAAAAACACCGAAAAACACCGAAATCTTGCCAAGTTGATGCCAAGTTGAAAATGAACTTGGCAACGGAAACACGGCATCAACACTGGGCGCTGCCAAGTTCATCCAAGTTTGCCAAGTTTTTTGTCACTTAGCCACAGAAAATAAAAAAAGTAAAATTTCTCTTGGCGAATTAAACCCGCAAAAACTTGGCAAACTTGGAAGACTTGGCATGACCACTCCAAATGTCAATAAAAACCAACAGAGACCATCTGAAACTCGACCGTGGGTGCACAGCAGAGCTCACGGTCAATCGACAGAGAATACCTATCAATGAATGGTTATTGATAGGTTTTTCATGTGTATAGTGCGTTGTTCAGCACTGTTTGAGTTTTCACTTTAATCAAAAATGGAGACCAAACCATGGTCAAGCTAGAGAAAGTAGTACAACGATTCGTGTTCGAATCCGTGAAATCCGCATTAATGCGTATAAACGAGGTCACGTACAACGATAACGGTACAGCGACCATCAAGTACGAGAAAGCATACTACGATGAATTGAACGAGTGTTGGCAAACGCTAGATTACAGAAGCACTATCTATGAAAACGGAGAAATTGTCCATGACTGAATACAATCTAACCCTTGACCCCCAATACACGCCTGTGTTGCGTTTATCTGACGATCGGCTTGGGGAACTTGTCGCTGAACGTAACAATCGTTCTGAATCAGATGATGTTGATTGGCATGACCTATATTAACCGCCTCTAACAATCGGAATAAACAATTAGAAATATTACATTCCATGTAATAAAATTATATTTAATGTAATAAATGACGGTGTAATGACGCCGTCATTTTTGCACTTCAACGGAGACCAAACCATGACATTAACCAAAGACCAAATCCTAACCCATGCGTTAGGCACCAACCTATTCCGTACACGCGGCAATAACATTGTCCGTGTAACCTTTTACGATACAGATTCATCCGACTCCTGTTACCCAATTCATGTAACCAGTTTAAGCGGTGAAAACCGAGGTTATAGCTATTGTATTACAGCAAAAGGTAGTAATTACGCCGGTAAGGAAGAATCTGAATATGACCTCGTTGCCCTCATCACTGCCGACGACATCAAACAACTGTTCGAGCTCAAAGAAGCTGAACAACCAACATCTAAACCTAAATTCAACATTGACCTAAAACAATGCATGGAGGACCAAACTTACCTCAAAACTCGCAACGGAGAAAAAGTTTTAATCCTTAAACATAAACCAAATAATAATAGATACCCATTTATAGGTGTTATTATCGAAACGGATGGCATAGTAGATACAGCATCGTGGACTGAAGATGGACGCTATTCTAGTAACGATAGAAACCATTACAAGGACATCATAGGACTATGGGAGGAAGACGATGAATAACCCTACCCTCAACCTAAGACAATATATGCAAGAACAAACACCGTTACAAACCCGTAGCGGTGACAAAGCCTTCGTATTCATACTCAACAAATGGCACCCGTACCCGTTTACAGGCGCTGTCATTACAGAAAATAACGTATTCGTTTATTCATGGACTTTAGAAGGTAGAGTGTATGCTGAAAAACCCCACGACCACGATATCGTAGGTCTATGGCAAGAGCCAGCACAACTCAATATTGACCTAGACAAATGTATCAAGGACCACACACCATTACGCACACGTGATGGTCGCAAAGCACTCGTTTTAGGCGTAGGTCCAAACGATGTTTATAAATATAAAGGTGTACTTATCGGACAAGGCGGTAGAGTAGACACCACATCATGGGCAAAAGACGGTGTGTATTATGAAGGCGAAGTGTGCGGTGCAGACATAGTAGGACTATGGAAAGAAGGAGAAAACTGATGAATGACTATAAAGATGTCCTAGACCATTGGGACGAGATGGTGAAAAAAGACCTATATAAATAACACACAAAAACGGAGACCAACAAAATGCATGTGCTAAAGCAATATATTAAAGACCAAAACACCATATTCATCACCCGTGACGGGACAAGAGTAAAAATCGTCGATATCGACGATGGTTCTGACGAATACCCTTTAGTAGCAAACATAATCGAAACAGATACAGAAATTTGGCTTACAGCCTCGGGCAATTACTATTCAGGAGAATCCGTAATAAAAGAACACAATTACGACATTATCGGCTACGAAAAACCAGAGCAACAAAGGTTAAATGTAGGTGAGATTTATCGTTTACACCCTGACGCTGTATTTATTACCCGTGGCGGAACAAAGGTCAAAGTAACCGGCACTCGCCCGTATGTAGCGGTAATTGAGTCATTAGACGGAAAGATGACTTATTCCGTAGACGGTACAACTGGGATCTTCATTAGCCCAGATAAACCAGACCCGTTGGATATTGTTAACTATGAAAAACCAGAACAACCAACAACTTTCACTGTCGGTGAGTACGTAACACGTGACGGTCGCAAGGCTATTGTTCACTATGACATCAGTGAAACACTGCCAAATGGCACACATACTCTATTCGGGTATATAAAGGGTGAAGATGGTTCAAGAGTATGGGATATTGACGGAAGCGTTAACTGGAATGGGTATGCTGACGATGATGCGGACCTCATCGGTCCATGGGTAGAACCACCGTACACCATCACAGTAAACGGTAAAGAATTCCACCCGGTCAAGAATCCGAAAAATGGTGAGAAATATTTCTATATATCTACCGCAGCAATAACAGTATCGCAACATTCTACATGGGATATAACCAACCCAACAGGTATAGACGTATTATTAGCCAACCTTAACCTTATCTACCGCACAAAAGAAGAAGCTCAAGCATTCCTTGACGAGATTACTAAACCCAACGCGGAGATTAAGTATGGAACTTAACGCATTGTACTTAACAACATCCGGGTTATTTATCCGGATAACTGCTCGGTTCTTGTCAACTAGCGAATTGTTCTATGCCAGAACACTCGAACCAGAACCGAGAGGATTTATCTTAAATCGTGACGGGACAACAGCAGTAATGCCGGGAAACGATTACGCAGCAATACGGAGGGTTAACTATGACACCTAGCAATGCTTACATAATTGAGGTGTTAGCCACCGTCAACACTTTATCTATTATCGCATTAGTGTTAATGCCTTTAGTGTGTGGTTTTCTACTTGCAGCAATGGGTGACTACCACACAGGAGACAAAGAAAAGATTACACTAAAAAAGATAATGGTCTTATGCGTGTTAATTTTTGTAATAGCCCTACTAGCGGTAATTTTCGTTCCGCCAAAAGAAACACTCATACTCATATACGGAGGTAAATAACAATGGAATTAGCACTTTTAGTTTATCTGATAGGGTTTATTGAGAAACTGGATTATTTTTTGAAAGGTTCTTTTACGGTAGCAGTCATACTGATAGTGCTATGTACCATGGCATTTATCATAGTGAAATCCGATATGCTAGATGTTGATGAAACGTTCTACAAACACCTAAAAACGGTAACAAAAACATCGCTTATAGCAATAGTCGTATCAGTAGTATTAGCGCTGTTTACCCCATCCAAGAACACTTTCACAATGATGATTGGTGCTTACGCTGGGCAAAAAGTCATTGAACACCCGAAAACGTCAGAGTTATTTGACAAATCGCTCAAGGCGATTGAAACGCAGTTAGACGTACTGATTGCGCCACCTAAGAAAGAAGAAAAGGGAGGGTAAATAATGTCATATCTCGAACAATTCTGGGAAACGAGAGAAACTCTACCCCCAAAGCGAAAAGTAATTCAACTCACCTCGGACGATAGACACATATACGCGTTATGTAACGACGGAACGATGTGGAAATTCATAAATCAAGCTACCGGTTGGGAACAGCTAAAACAGATACCGAAAAACTAAAAACGGAGACCAAGACCAATGAAACTGAACAAAGGACACAAAAATTCAATCTTAACCCGGATTATAAACCAGACAAAACCACCATTCAAGGTGAAGGCAGAAGAGCTTGAAAAACGTTTCCAAGAGTGGGTTTACAGTAAAGCGGACCCATGCTTTAAACAGTATCAAGAACTCTATGGGGGTTCATTTCACAAAGCATATATGTCAAAAAAAGGACGATTTAATTCTGGAGTAATGTTTTTTGACGTGAGAACGCCCAACAATGATTGGTTAGAAAACCAGATCGGTGTCCATGCTATTGCATCATCACGATGGGAGCCGTCAAATGATGATGTATTAAATGCAATCGTCGATGATTTCGCAAAAACTTGCGAAGAACAAGAGCAATACGAGAAAGACATTGAAAACCTAAAAACTATCATTAATAACTGCTCAACTGACACTCAGCTTTTAGGGATGTTCCCTGAATTTAAAAATATTATTGATGAAGTGTGTGTAACCCCGAAGACTACTAAACAATTACCAGCAACAATGGGGTTGCCGAAAAATCTTGAACGTTGGGGGATGAAATTAAATGAAGAAAACACTAGTAGCAACAGTAGTATCAATGGTGCTGAATCCTAAGTTAACCCACGGAAGAAACCGACAAAATGTTCTGGGAAATATACAAAGCCATTTTAGCGGCTTACCTAACCATCCAACTAGCAAAACTCATCATTGTCGCTGTAATGGGTGTAGTTGCAAGAAACATGGGAGTAATTAAATGAACGAAAGACATAAAATCGAAGCAGTAATAAAAACATTAGCAGCAGCACACCAACAACAATGTAAAAAATGCGAAAAGCAACGCAAATCGTTAGAGGAAATCAGGCAAATGCAACGCGTATTAGACCAGCACAATAAAGAAGGAATGTTATGAAAACAACAATCAAAAACGGAAAAGTTTACAACGAACAAGGTGAAGTAGCAGTGTTGTATTCACCGGGATATGGCGCAGGGTGGTCGACATGGAATAGTAATAATGAATGTGTTTTCGCACCTGAAATCGTCCAAATGGTACTCGACGATGCTGATACTACCGAGATTGAAGACAAAGCGGAAGAAATATTCGGTGACGATTTCTATCTAGGTGGTGCATTCCAGTTAAAAATAGAATGGCTAAAACCGGGTACCGTATTCAGAATCAATGAATACGATGGCCACGAAACCGTGGAAACAGAAGATAACGAAAATTGGCATATTGCTTAATTTAAAACAACCAACAATGGAGACCAAACCAATGACCGACCAAAACCGACAACAACCCGTAATGCTAACAGACGCAGATGGTGTTGACTGCTACTTAAACATACGATCGGTTACTGCAATCCTCGAACTTACAAAGGTTAAAGCAGTTCTATTAGTTTTTGGTGATAGCTCATCGATCAATATTCCTACAACTTTAGACAACCTAATTGAAACGTACAATTTAAACGAAACAACAGGTTTTGTAACGTTCACAGACCCAGATAGTGGGGATCGCATTCTGTTAAACACTCACAAGAAACCGGTATTAGCAGCTCGTAAATATGATGGTCGTACAAACATCATATACGACAACGATAACCAATTCGTGGTTAAAGGCACACTAAGTGAAGTGCTAGAAAAGCTAGGAGTTGAATAACATGACAATGCACTGGCTAGGGCCAGTATCACGCTGGCTATTACGAAACGATGAGAATTACAAATACCTCAATCAACTGCTAGATGACACATTGCAATGGGAAAAACTAAACTACGAGGAGATGAGACATAAGAAGACAGGACTAGTGTTAGTTTGTAACCCTTACTTCAAATTTGACCATTTAGCCATAGCAAAACAAAAATATATCAGTCTTAATTACCTGATGAAATCCGCCTTACTAAGCAAAGCTTTTAGAGTGTTTAGTGATACAGAAAAGATCGCAGCAGAAGTTAAGTTAACAAATTTAATTAACCAACTCAAACAAAACGGAGACCAAAACCAATGATTATTGTAGAAAATGACCACGAAAACGACAAAGTTTATGTCAACTTACAGCACGTAAAGATTGTATTACAGGAGGAACTTGGGGTTGCTCTATGCGGGGGAGCGCCGAGTAAAAAATCCTATACAAAAATGAAGTTTGACTACTTCATCAACAAATACAAAATCAACGAAAACCCAGATTTTGTCCAGTTTACAGACCCTAAAAGCGGTAAAACAATGCTCCTCTCAAAACATGGAATTTATGCGGTGCACGAATTAGGTGAACACGGGGTAACAAACGTGGTTTACGCAGGCTATGGTGGTGTTTACGTTAGCGAATCGCACGATGAAGCAGTACGAAAACTGGGGCTTATCAAAGGAGACCAAGACCAATGTTAATTTTAGGATTCTTACTCGGTGTAGCGAGTACCGTAGTAGCACAGAACTTTTTAAAACAGTACACAATCAAGAAAAAGGACGGTAACAATGAGTAAACTATCGTTAACAGTAACGGCTTTTATCGCGTTTATTGCAGCGGTCTTCCTATCAATGATGGTGTATAAAGTGGATGCGGGTGAAACCGCGATCCTCACACGATATGGTGAGATTGTCGACACCAAAACATCAGGCTTAAATTGGAAATCACCAATTGAAGACGTCACGTTCTTCTCAACCCGCGAAGCGAAGATCGAGTTCGGTGTTTTTGATGAAAAGACAGGTGACGTTACGCAAGGCTTATCTGCATACACCGCAGACCGACAAACGGCAACGGTAGCACTGACCCTAACTTTCCAAATAACCGACCCTGAAATGGTGTATACCAAATACAAAACGACAGAAAACATGCTAAATACGCTAGTTGCGCCACGTGTACGACAGCAGTTAGAAATCGTTTTCAGTAAGTACACAGCAATGACAGCGGTTGAAAAACGGGGTGAATTTGCAACGAACCTGCGCAAAGAAATTTCGGACGCTTTCAAAGGATATCCATTAGCAGTAAACGATGTGCAATCAGTTTTCAACTTCTCGGCAGAGTATGAGCGAATGATTGAAGACTCAGTTAACAAAGACGTCGCGGTGCGTAATAAAGAGCGTGAAACCCGTATCGCTATCGAAGAAGGCCGAGCACAGGTAGAACGAGCAAAAGCTGAAGCAGCTACACGCTTAACTCAAGCAGAGGCACTAGCCAAACAACAAGTGTTACAAGCAGACGCAGAAGCTCACGCAATCCGAGTGAAAGGCGATGCTGAAGCTGAAAATGTCCGCAAAATGGCAGAGGCACTTGCTAAAAACCAAGAACTCGTTGCGCTTGAAACAGCAAAACGCTGGGATGGTAAGTTACCTACATACATCCCACAAGGTACAGTCATGCCTTTCGTGCAATTACCACAAAAATAGAGAGGGAGGCATATGTATTTTAAACCAAACTATTTAAAAGTTGTAAGAGAGTCCGCTGGTCTCTCTATATACGAAATGGCTGTACGAGCTGGAGCACCTTGTAAATCAATCAAGGGTGTAGAAAAAGGCTCACTGCCAGCAACAGATAACATCCTTGCTGCTTATCAATCACTTTTACCTACCGTTGACATTTGTTCGTTGTCGTTAGAAAAACCGTTTTTAACACGATTAAAAGCAGCGATTATCATAAAAATACTAAAATTTGGAATCAAATTACAAGGTTGACGAAAATGGATATTGAAAATGACATTAAACAATTAATAGCTGTATTAGATAGTTTAAAAACTCGATATAGCGAGAACAGTTTAGATGCAGCGTTAGGTGCTGCCGTTGTAGCATTCTATCATGCCCAAAATATGGGGGATAAGCGGTTATCACGCCTACATGATTTACTAGGGACAAAAATCAAAGTAAATACCCAGAAAAATAACATCGAAAGCATCATTAAAAATGCGGTAAAGGAAGCAATCCTAGTCGGTGACGTGGGAGAAATAATCCCTGAGCTGCAATATGCAGCATTGACATTAGCGATGACACTAGTGGACACATTTACCGAAAGTAACCAGCTTGAATTAACAGAAAAAACTAAGAAAGCGTTTAAAGAATCATCGCTAGAACTCGCAACAATGTTAGAAAACGATTCACTGGAGGTACTGCACTAATGGCTAACGAAATTAATAGTGTACTAACTGAACGAGCAGAAACACATGGCTCATTCTATATGAATGCAGGCATGACCCAATCCATGGAGCGTATCCTACAACAAGGGACAACATACAATCGATGGAATAACGAGCAACGTGAAGCTGCTCACATGATTCTACAAAAACTATCCCGTGCTGCTAACGGTGACGCTACACACCGTGACACATGGCTAGATATCGTAGGCTATGCAACACTTGCCTTGGAGTCTTTAAATGCTGAATCAAACTGTACCGTTTGACCTAGAGGAGTTTGCCAAAGGGAAAGCGTTCGCAGTAGATAGCACAGGTCGTATGTACACATATGAGCAACATAATATAGAAACAAATGCCCTGTTTATTAAACAAATCAATTCTGATTTTGTAGCAGCACGTAATCTCGATGGTACTTTCTTCGGTGCAAACACGCCAACCGCCAATGACCTAGTAGCACTTGTACCTAAAACTTGATTTCTGAAAATGCCGGGTTCAGAAAACCTATGACCACAATCATAGGTAATTAACCGGAGGCCGATGTGGGTAGAGGAAACGGGGTAGCTAACCACTACCCCATAACAGGAGGTATATGACCTACACATACAAAACTAAACCGCATAAATCGCACGGTGTAATAACACAAATCCTTTCGACCAGAGGACGTGTAGTTAAAGAAATACACACCGCTAACCAAGAGCTAGCCGAAACCGCAGGTAGGTTTCATGTCGCTCAACTCGAACAAGCGGCATTACATTACCAAGCACCAGTAAAAAGCTGGAAACAACAAAATGACGAATCAAAACGGAGACCAACCAAATGAAACCATTCGACCCAACTCAAGACCATCGTGTATTAATACCAGAAGGTGAATATAGAGTAGCAGTATCCCATGCATATGAACGTGTATCCAAAAACGGCAACCCATACCTATCAGTAGGATTAAAAGTTGTAGATGATGAAACAGCCTTTAAAGGCCGTATTATCTGGCGTAATTTCTTCTTAGAAGGAGATCCTGAAAATTACGCAACACAACGCTCTGGCGAAGAACTTTCTTCACTGTGTCGAGTAGCAAGTATCACAGAAATCATCACAGAACCGAAACAACTTATCAATGGTGTCGTGTTCGATATAGAAGTCAAGCACTACAAAACCTCATCAGGTGTATTAGGAGAGGACGTTCGTTACTACTACATGGAGTAACTTATGGACTACACAATACATAAAACCGGTTGGGTACTATTCCGTGGAGGACCACCACGGAATTACCACTACCTACCGCTGGGTGGCTACACATATTCGGCGCGTTTAATCGGTGGTGAAATTTGGGTAAGTTATTTGCTAGGTAGTGGATTTTACATAGGGAACAACCAGTTACTTAAACGTATACCCGTCACCGGTGTATCAGAAGACGATCATAAACAAATATACAGAATAGCACACGACTACCTGTATAAATTCGACGAAAAAATCCACCTAGCACCAAATAACCCGCTTTACGGATATTTCAAAGAAAAGAGGTTGAAGAATGTTCAAAATAACACCGCGTAACCGTTACGGTTACAAAGACCAAAAGAAAGCGGACATAGCTAATGCATATATTGGATATGGAAAACCAAATTCGTCAACAAAAGCATATTTTGAAGAAGCTAAAGCACAAGCCATCCCTTGTAATACGGACATCCGTCCATGCAAAGACACTGTGGCGTTTGTCAGTATCAACGGTGGCGACATTAGCAACCTTAAACCAAATTTCGGTTTAACTCTAATCACCGCACTTTCCGTAATTCAACATGGCGGTGTTATCGTTACAGATAACCCTTACCACCGAGAACGTAACTATAACACAGGCGAGCGTTGGTTAGCAGGTGAATTAAAGAAACTCGGTTATAAAGAAAATCCGTTAGAACATTATTCGTTGTGGGTGAAGAAATGAAACCTGAAAATTTTAAAAACATAGTTTACCTTGACGTCGAAACCTATTTCGACCGCGAATATTCACTCAGTAAAATGACCATGACCGAGTACATTCGTGACCCTCGTTTTAAATTGCACTCAATCCAAATGGCTATAAATGACGGAGAAATCCAGTATTTTGACACTGATCATCTCGAAGATGCGCTTACCACCCTTCGCAATCTCGATAATTGGGCTTTAGTTGCTCAGAATACTGCTTTCGACGCCGCTATTCTTAACTGGCGATGCGGCGTCAAACCATCTTTTTACTATGACACAATGTCAATGAGCCGTGGTTTTTGGCCGACAGAATCAGCCTCACTCAAAGAACTTGCAATTCGGTTATTCCCTGATGATAACACTATGCGAAAAGGAGATGAGCTTATCAATTTCCTTGGCGTAGAAACACTTACGCCAGAACAGCATGTAGTGATGGCTCGCTACGGCAATCAAGATGTACACTTAACCCGTGAGATCTTTAAAAAGCTCGTTGCCTACGGTTACCCAGAGGAAGAATTGTATCAAATTCATATGGTGATTCGTATGTACGTTGAACCAAGTTTCGTTATCGACCGACCGTTGCTCGAACAAGCAATCGAAGAAGATGTGCACGAAACACAAACCGCTATCGAAAAAGCATTAGCTATGGTTAAGGAAATGTGTAAATCAAAAGTGGTTACTTTACCTTACGCTTTTGACAAAACGCTTTTCTCGTCCAACCAGCGTTTCGCTGAACTATTGAAAACCGTTTTAGAAATCGAACCGCCAATAAAACTCAATCCAAAAGGTGCGCCAACCTATGCGTTTGGTAAACGTGACGTGCCATTTATAAAAATGCGTGACGATTATCCTGAGTTCGAAGCAATTTTCGACGCACGAGAACTTGTTAAGTCAACGATTGCAGCATCACGCGCTGCGACAATGTTACGTTGTTCTGAGCCATCGGAACTTAACCCAGAAGGGCGTCTACCCGTACCACTTAAATACTATGGTGCAGCGACCGGTCGTTATTCAGGGCAAGATAAAATCAACCTGCAAAACTTACAACGAGAAAGTAAACACCGACTATCACTCACATCACCTAAAAACCACCTAGTGTATGTTGCTGACTCAAGTAACATCGAAGCACGTGTAAATGCCTGTTTTGCTGGTCAAAATGACCTAGTAGAAGGGTTTCGTAACGGGCAAGATATTTACTCAAATTTCGCTACTGAAGTTGTTTTCGGGTATCCAGTAAACAAAGACCTCAAACACGAACGTGGGGTAGGTAAGGTATGTATTCTGGGCTTAGGTTACGGTATGGGTTGGCGAACATTCCAGCGTACACTCCAATCGGGGCCGATGGGTATGGATCCAATGCCTTGCTCTGATGAGTTCGCACAAAAATGTACCTACGGTTATCGTGAAAAGTACCCAATGATTGCACAAAACTGGCAAATCGCCAACTCAATGATCGCCCAAATGCTAGACCCAGTATGCGATATGCAGTGGGGGCATTTACGAGTTTTACATAACTGTATCCTGATGCCAAACGGCTTATGGCTAAGTTATCCGGGATTGCGTATGCAACAGATGGAGCACGCTAATGGCGTTGATACTTGGTATGAATACTGGAATGGTAAGTTCTGGAAGAAAATTTACGGTGGACTACTCATCGAAAACATTTGTCAAGCAACAGCAGGACTCATCATCAAAGAATCGATGAACAGAATTGACCGGTGGCTTGTTGAAAACGACCTCGGACGTATTGTTTTACAGGTGCACGATGAGATTATATGTGTTGCGCGTAGTAATAGACCAGATTTTCCGCCAGAACTTATCCAACAAACTATCCGAGATATGATGTGCGTTGTGCCGGATTGGATGCCAAATATCCCGCTTGCAGCAGAAGGCGGTTTTGCAAACGAATATTCAAAATAGTGTTTAGAAATATTACATTGTGTGTAATAATATTACATACAATGTAATTATTAAGGTCAATTAATGGACGACATCGACAAAGCATCTAAAACAGAGGCTTTTTTATTACGAAATTCAATAGAAGCCTCAAGAAAAAGAAAAGAACACACACCAACATACACTGGTTTTTGTCATTATTGTGACGAACCGTTACCGAATAACCAAATATTTTGTGATTCAGACTGCCGGAATGACTATGAATGGCATAAAAAACTGAAAAGCCAAAAGATCTTATAGGGGGCTACAATGGAAATCGTATTTCTCGGCGCATTGAAGCCACTTCGTAAAACATACACACCAGTTAATGTGGAATCGTATCCAATAGTGAAGAATTTTACCAGTTTTCACGAAGAAATCACCTCACTTGAAAATTATGCGGAGAAATTACGAGAACACGCTTCAAAAGGTCACTGTATGTATAAAGGGTTGTTAAAACAACCCTTAAACAACGAATCTCGTCGAGGTTTAACTGACACTTTAGCTGATACCAGACTCATGGTATTGGACGTTGATGGTTTGAGCCTTGATATCCAAGGGTTGCGAGGAAAATTCACCAAAGAAAAACTCGTCACTGTTGCAGAGAGCGTAATCAGCTACATCCCACAATTGGCAGATACAAGCTACGTAGTAGGTGCATCAAGCAGTTGTGGTATGACTGACTCGGTGCGTATACACCTGCACTTCTTTCTCGACGGTTTTGTATCGCCGAAGTCGCTTAAAGAGTGGATCAAAGCACAGAACCTTGAACATTTTGCAGATAAATTAAGAACCACACCATCTGGTAAAGAATTAAAGTGGTTACTTGACCCTTGTCTTGCGGATAATTCACGAATTGTATTCATCGCACCGCCATCGTTTCTAGGCGGTGTTGAAAACCCATTTACGGCGGAGGCAGATAGGATTGTTTGGGTAGAAAAACAAAAACCGTTTGCCACCGTTTCCTCTGAAATTATGTCCGTTGATCCCGCGATAGTCGACCATAAACGTAAAGAAATACTGAAAAAATTACACAAAGCGGTGGGTATCAAGTTCGTAGAGCCATCGTACACGGTACTCAACCACGATGGTGAGCGTTGCAACGTAGTAAATAACCCAAATCGTGTCAGTATGCGCTATGCCTATCACAACGATACATTCTGCTATTACAATATTGGACCAAACGGCGACAGTAACGCTTATTATGTGTTACTCGCCAATCCAACCGTTGTACGTAATTTCAAGGGTGAAGACCCGTTCTTATTCGAGGTCGCTGACCCTGATACTTACGCAGAGCATATGGAACGCTTCAAAGACCGTGAAATCCCAAAAGCGGAAAAAGAAAACAACGTTCCAATGGTGTTCCTTGAACAGGGTAACTCTTTTTTAATGACACTTTACTCACCAAAAGAAAAAGCGGTTATAGCAGAGGAATGTATCAACGATAAGTCAAAAGCGGAATTGTGGTTTAACCATTATGGGCGCTCTTTACCAGATACAATCCCACTTGCCGAACGTCGGTTCGACCCGACAAGTACAGAAGTATTCACGATGGACGAACATAACGGGTATACATACGTAAATACATTCAGACCAACCGAGTACATGCGCACTAAATACAATGCACCTATCCCTGACATCGGATACTCGAACGGTTGGATGTTGCAATATATATGTCCGACCATCTATAAAATCATCTCACATATGCTGGCGTATGACGACATCACAATTAAGCACTTTATCAACTGGCTTGCTTACATTTTCCAAAACCGTAAGAAAGCAGAGACCTGCTGGGTGCTACAAGGCACACAAGGCACGGGCAAAGGTGCGTTTTACCGTAATGTATGTCGACCGTTATGGGGGGAGCAGTACGCGTTTGAGAAACAACTTCAAAATTTCGAAGATGACAAAAACGGTTGGGAGCGTTATGCGCTTTTAGTATTGATTGACGAAATCAATATGAAAACATTGAAAGATTCGAAGAAAACAGAAGCATCACTCAAGAACCTCATCACTGACGATGAACGTACTATTCGTGCGATGCGCCAAGAACAAGTGCAGATGAAATCGTTCATGAGCGTGATTATGTCAACCAATGACCTAAACGCTTTGAACATTCCAGATAACGACCGTCGTTACAATGTAGCCCCTCGGCAAGAGGAGATGTTACGTACTCGTTACCCTGAGTTTGTTTACGACCGCGAAGGTACGGATAAAAAACTTGCTGAAGAACTCGAACCTTTAGCAGCGTTCTTAAGCACGTACAGGGTAAATGTACCGAAAGCATTCGAAGCGTTAGAGAACCAAGCGAAACAAGACGCTCGCGAAGCTGGTAAATCAAGTAGCGAGGCATTCTTTAGTGCGATACGAACAGGGAACCTCGACTATTTCACAAGCGTGCTAGAAGTGAAAGAAATTGAACAAACAAATATCGCTGTTGCGATGAAATGTAAAGAGATCGTCAAAAGATGGCTACTCGATGCTAAAGACGGTGTATTTACATTCGTTGGTAATGAAGATTTACGTCAACTTTACCACCTAATCGAAGGGACTAAAGAAATGACCTCGACTAAATTCGGTCGACTAGCAAAAGCAAATGGCGTAGGTAACGAGCGAGTGAAAAACATAAGAGGTTCAACAATCAGATGGTTAATCGACAAAGAGCTACTTACAGCAATCCTTGAAGATTTACCGATGGAGGACAAAAAGAAATTTGAAACCGCAAAACGCGTATTACATTTAAAAACGGAGACCAACCATGAAGCAGTTTAAACCGAATGGGACAATTGGGAAAATGATTACACCAACTCAAACAGGACCAAAACAAAAGACTTTTGTACCTAAACCACACAAAAATAAAAACGAGGTGGATACAACATTTGAAGTAGGTCCAATAAAAACGTGGTCATTCTCAGCGTTATCGACATTTGAAGAATGTCCAAGACGACTGGCTTTTAAACGTATCGATAAAATCAAAGAGGCTCAATCAGACAGCGCTTCGCGAGGTCAAGAAATTCACGACCTTGCAGAGCGTTTTGTGCGAGGGCAAGAGGGTGATGAAGTACCGCCAGCACTGATGAAATTTGAAAAAGGTTTCTTGACTCTGAAAAAAGCCTTCGAAGATGGAATCGTATTCTGCGAAGACGAATGGAGTTTCGACAAAGACTGGTCAGAGTCAGAGTGGCTAGGACCGAAATGCTGGCACATGGCAAAACTCGACTGTTTTGTAAAAAATGACGACGGTTCGGCATTAATTATTGACTATAAGACGGGTAGGAAGTTTGGAAACGAACTCAAGCATGGAGAACAAGGCTTAGTTTACGCTATCGCTGCATTCATGCGGTACCCAGAACTTGATTTTATCAAGGTTGAATTTTGGTATTTAGATAAAGGGGAGAAATTAACCCGACAATACACACGACAACAAGCACTTGTTTTTCACCCACAGCTACATCAACGAGCCAAGGAAATGACCACAGCAACAGAATTCCCGGCACGACCATCGTTGAACGCTTGCAGATTTTGTTTTTACGGTAAAGAAGGGCATTGTAAAGAGAAATTCGACGCAAGCATGCTGTAAATACGAAAATGCCCGTTGGTGACCAAACCAACGGGCAACGGAGACCAATCCATAACCGACCAAAGCTACAGAAAGGAGACGCGAAAATGGCGTTTACAGAAACCACATTTTCACTTCTGCGTGAAAGTGTAAAACAATCTATGCAAGAAGACAAGCAAAAAGGTTTACCAACAGGTAAACTTATCGAATTAATATTGGACGAAAAAGAATGTCTGGAAAAAGTGAACGATCTTTTCAGACATGTGGTATATAACAGTACCGATAAAACATTTGCAAGTTCAATGCTATATGCAAAAGAAAGAATCGCTCTGCATAAAGTAAAAGTAGAAGGCGGGAATATTTTACTTGACGTAACGCTGACCGATGAAAACGGCAAGACAACCACTAAAAAAGGCACAAAACTCGGGAAGATTATCAAATGGTTAGTACCAAATATTACTGACAACACCTTAAAAATGTACGTATCCAACACAACATCAGAAATAATGCCGGTCTATGTATTGTTTACTGACAGAGAAATCCATAGGCATTATCGAGTGTTGTCTGTATCGCAAAACCTGAATTCTTGCATGTCGAAAAAACCAGATTTTTACGGCAGACTTAGACCGGATACCTCTGATGCTGACCCGAGCTGGGTGCGATTTATCTACCCGACCGAGCCATATAACAATTCACCTAATCTAAGACTGGCTTTAATTTCTCGCAGTCACCCTGACTCAAAAGAGTTTAACAAAGAAGGTCAATACCCGTTTATTGCAAGGGCAATTATACTTATAAAAGAAGACGGCACGTTAAGCTATTCAAAAACTTATGGTATAGAATCCGCCTATCAGATCTTTGACCGCGCTGGAATTCGTAAAGATAGTACAGAAGGCGGGTTGTTAAACATTATCCGTGATGACCACGGCAATATCGTCGCACCTTACGTTGACCCGAACAATCGATTAAGTATCGAAGATGATTACTTAGTTATCGATTACGCCGGGGGGTATGAAATTAGGTACGACCAATGCATATTGTACAACACTTATGATGATAAATGTTGGTGTGACCATTGCGAAGAATATCACGAGGGTGAAGATGAAGATGACTACATTGATGTAAATGGTGTAGGGCGGGTTTATGGTTACTGTCGAGGTCATTACGACGAGCCATATAGAAGATACAGTTACTATCTAACAGAAAACCTGTACTTCTCAGAGTACCACGATCGTTATCTGCACCCAGATGATGCGGTGGGGTATATTGAAAGCATTAGTGGTAGATTCGGGGTAGAAGTCGACTATATCCACGAAGATGATGTAGACGACCTATGCAAATTGACAGTCACTTATGAATATTACGATTACGCACACGAAGACATTTGCGTAATCACAGAAGACGGGGATGTATTCATTGGGGGCTACCAAGATGACCTGTATTTCGAATTTGAAGACAAACTCTACACACTGTCAAAAGCGGTATGGTCAAAAGCAATGGGCCAATACATTCCAAACTCATTAGCTTATCTCTACTTCGGTGATTACTACACGAAAGAGTATATCGAAGAAAATTTTACAGACCCAGAAGAACCTGAAGAAACAGAGGAACTAAACGATGCTGCCTAGTCAAACAATGCCAATCATTTGCTCTTATCGCCGAGCGCACGAAAGTATAGGCGAAAAATCATTCATTAACAATTATTTATTGCCGACTTTAAAAAACATAGCACCTGAGTCAATGGTATCTGTCGATGGTTACGGCAATATACTACTTAATATGGGTAACGAATCGTTAATGTTCGTGGCACACGTAGACACGGTACATCGCCAAGATGAACCTGAACGTCAAAAAGTACAAATTAAAGACGGAATAATGACGCTTAAACAATACAAAGACATCCAACACACACCGGGATGTCTTGGTGCGGATGATGGTTCAGGTATTGCAGTGATGTTATACCTCATCTCTAAAGGAGTTAAAGCCCAGTACCTATTTACCCGTTGCGAAGAACGAGGCGGGTATGGGGTAAGCTATTTCAGAGATAATTCAGAAAATGTTCTTAACGAAGTAAAAATCGCAATTGAAATAGACCGTAGAGGGACAAACGAGATTATCTATTCCCAAGGTGTTGGCGATTGCGCGAGTAAAGAGTTCACTGAAGCACTATGCAAGTTATTAGGTATGAATCATACGCCATCTGACCGTGGTTCGTATACCGATGTCGCTACGTTAGCGGACATTATCCCAGAATGCGTAAACATAGCAGCGGGCTATGGTAATGCACACGCATCGAGTGAATATGTGGATTTAGAATACCTCGATAAACTTGCACAAAAACTCGAAACGGTAGTCGCTTCTGGCAAGTGGCAGTCGTTACCTGTCACTCGTGAAGCAGGCGACTTCGGTTACTCACCATACTGGGAAGCATATGGTGCATACAGCTCACCGAACAGATACTACTCATCTGGTCGTCCATTAGAGTACGACGCAATTTACGAGTTCGTAATCAACGACCCAGAAGGTGCAGCGGTATTATTACACCATTACGGATTGACACAAAACGACCTTGTAGACCTTTACGCTGATATATACGATGACTCATTGGAGAGAAACGAATTATGGTAACAGTGCCAAAGCCGTTCGAACACCAGATGCGGGCAACCGACTTCTGGCTGTCGAACCCTAAAATGTGCAACTTTTCGGACCCGGGTACAGGTAAAACCCGAGCAACCTTAGACGCAATTAAACAACGGGGGGCGGTCGGTGGTCGGGCATTGGTCGTCGCCCCTCTATCCATCTTACAATGTTCGTGGGGGAACGATATCGAAAAGTTCACCCCAGAGTTAACCTATGCCATTGCAGATGCGAAAAATCGTGAACAGGCATTCCACTCAAACGCCGATATTGTGTTAATTAATCATGACGGTGTGAAGGCATTGAAAGACAAACACCATCTGTTAGAAGGTTTCAACACACTCGTGATTGACGAATCAACAGCATTTAAACATCACAACAGTCAACGTTCAAAAGCAATGCGGACTATTGCAGAGAAAATGCAGTACCGAGCCATCCTCACAGGAACACCAAACTCAAATGGGGTAATAGACCTATGGCATCAGGTCCACCTTGTCGATGATGGTGAGCATTTAGGTAAAAATTTTTATGGTTTTCGCAACAGCGTGTGCGAACCGAGAGTGTTAAATGCTGGCGGTCGGATGATCACTCAATGGGTAGAAAAAGACACCGCAAATGCACGAGTCACCTCGCAGTTAAACAGTATCACGTTCAGGGTAAAGTTCGAAGATGTTATCGAAATTCCACCAAATTATGAACGTACTGTAAACGTAGCATTACCGCCAAACCTCATGCAAATGTACCGAGATTTTATGCGTGACTCGGTGCTAATGCTAGAGAATGGTTTGATTTCTGCAATGAACGCAGGCGTTCGTATGCGAAAACTATTGCAACTAATGACAGGTGCAATCTACGACGAACAAGGTAACGTTAATGCTGTACATACCGACCGATACAATCTTGTTCTAGACCTTGCAGAAGAAACTGACCACTGTGTCGTTGCGTTTAACTGGCGACATGAACGTGTAGCGCTCTGTGCTGAAGCTAAACGCAGAGGACTATCGTTCGGTGTTATCGATGGTGAGACACCATATGCTGAACGAACTCAGATTGTAAACGACTTCCAAGAAGGTAAGTTACGAATTGTCTTCGCTCACCCGCAATCAGCGGGGCACGGATTAACGCTCACCAAAGGTAATCGCACAATCTGGGCATCACCAACCTATAACGCAGAACATTATCAACAATTCTGTCGGCGTATTTACCGCGCAGGACAAACACGCAAAACAGAGACAATCAGAATTGCTGCTCTGGGTACTGTTGAGCAAAATGTGTATGAAAAACTCAACAGTAAACTGAACGCAATGGACGAGCTACTTGCCTACGCAAGTGCGTTCACACAATAAACCTTAACACTAAACGGAGACTAAAACTATGAACTTTGAAACAACACAACGCCTGTTAACAAAATTACGTGCCGCTTTACAAAAGAAAGCAACACTTGACGGGGTTAATTACGCAGAAAAGGAGAAAGAACTGAAAAACCGCATGACTGAATTAACTAACGACACAGAACCGAATGGGACAGCGTTAGTTGACACAGCACGAGAGTTACAGAATTTACGCACTCAACGCGATAAGCATACAGAGAAAGTAACAGAAAATGATGAGGTAATCGCAAAACTCAAATTCCTATTGTCAGAGCAAATTGCTGCAATTCCGGGTGATGAGCAACTAGCTACATTAGAGGACTTCGGGCTATGAACATCGGCGATTTAATCAAACGCTACTCGGAAATCAAACAAGCACGTGCGGAATTAACGCGGCGAGATAACGAACTGAAAGATGAGCTAGCAGAAATCGAGTCGGCAATTATGCTCGAGCTCGATGCGACAGGCACAGACTCAGCAACAGTGCGTGGTTTGGGAACCGTCTTCAAGAAGACAGAGACGGTGCCGTCAATTACGGACTGGGAAAGTTTCAATAACAGCGTGCGTGAGCAAGATTTACTGTTCCTATTCCAACGACGGCTTAACGCCAGTGCGTACCGTGAATTACTCGCACAAGGCGTGTTTGTCGATGGTGTAGAACCAGTGGATGTAACAAAAATCTCGTTTCGTAGAAATTAACCGTTTACAGTTATTACATTAAAATGTAATAATATTACACACATTGTAATAAAACATTAACCAATAACCATTAACCATTAAACGGAGAACCAATAAAATGGCCAAAGTAAACCAAGAAACTCAAACAGCAGTAACACCATGGAACCCGACAATGTCTTTACCAGCAGCAGCTTTGCAAGATGCGGGTTTAGGTAATGAGAACGTACGTACGGAAGACCTAACAATCCCTAGACTGGTACTACTTCAAGCAATGTCGCCTGAAGTATCCCGAGGTCACGAACGCTATGTAGATGGCGCGCAACCGGGGTTCATGATGAACTCATTAACAAACGAAATGTTTGAAGCAGTATATTGCGCAAACCTTGACTTTAAGGTTGAGTACACAGTATGGCGTAAACGTGAAGTTGGGGGAGGGCTACTTGGCGCATTCCCAAGTGAGCAAGAAGCGCGTGAATTTGTTGCTGCTAGCGTCGAGGTGAAACCAGAACAGTGCGACATTGTCGAAACACACAACCACTTATTATTGTTAATCGACGAAGAAGGTAAAATCAAGGGACCTATCCTTTGCCAAATGACATCTTCTAAATTATCAGTATCACGTCGCTGGAACTCAATGCCAGAAATTCGCCAAGGTGCACGTTTCGGATCTATTTGGACTTTGAGCTCAGTAGCTACCAAAAACAAAATGGGGCAGCCTTATTACAATTTTGGCATCGAATTAGCCGGTTACCCTGACGACGCGCTATATGCGGGGATTAAACAAGTCTATGAGGACCTCGGTTTAAACAAACAAACCCACTAAAAACTTAATGAAACACCCGTCACCTGCTTTAGCGCGTGGCGGGTATTATTAACGGTGAAATATGAACGAACCTGATTTTACTAGAGCAGTACACAAAAAAATCTCACAAGATGGGGTATGGGTCTGGAAGATTTGCGATGCGTATATGGGGGGTATCCCGGATGCGTACTACAGACACAGGAAAACAGGGAGGGCGTTATGGGTTGAGTATAAATATCTAAAATCGCTACCAAAACTAGATAGTACAAGGGTTGTACCTAACTTAAGTGCGTTGCAAAAGAAACTACTTCGCGAGACAGTTGAGTCGGGGCAAAGTGCCTGTGTTATTGTGGGGTATAAAAACACAGGTGTAGTATTCGAGACTACTAGTGAATGGGAAAACGGTATAGAAAAGAGTGAATTTGAAAAACGTTCACTATCATATAAACAACTAGCAGAGTACATAACATGTAAAGTATCTTAACCAGACTGGGGTAATATTATGTAATACTTTTTCTTGTTTATTCTCAATTTTTACTACATACTTTACTTCGTTATTGTATTAAGAAGCAGGGCTTTATGAAAATTGAGGTTAATCATGAAAAGAGAACGACTTTTATTAGGGCACATAAAGCGGTTATATCGTGACTTTTATGACAAAGGTGGAAGACAGTCAGACATCGTTCGTGAAACGGGTCTAAAACAACCGACAATATCACGGTATATGAATGGGACAATTCCTCTAAACAATAAATTTCTAACGGGTTTTATGCGTGCGATAGGAAAATCAATGGATGACTTAACCCCATACATCGTGTCCAACACCATTCTGGATGTCAAGTACACTGCATCAGGAAAAAGCATATCTGAGAAAGTGGAGATAATGGCGATGGAGTTACCAAAAACAGCGTTTGGAATAATTGTTGACGTAGACCGTTATGGTCTAAGAAAAGGATCTATTTTGATTGTATGCGACGATATTATACCGGCAGAACTGGATAATGTCGTGTTAATTGGAGGGGGTAATGACGCCGTTATCTATGGGGTATTAGAGTACAAACCAGATATGTTTGACGGAGGGTGGGCTATACGCACACAGCAAGATAAAAATACAGTGAGCTACGCTGAAGTAACCAACCCTAAAGACGTTTTATACGTCGCAGGAATACAATACCCAAAAAATGAAGGACGTAAAGAACTAGTGAGATAACACTAACAACGGAGACCAAGACCAAATGACCGACCAAACCAAAAAACTAATTAAGATTACAGATATCTGCAACCTTTATAGTATTTCACGAACTGCTTTATGGCGGTTAAGACGTAAAAAGGGTAGCGACCCTTTCCCTAAACCTCTGAACCACACGTTGAACTCATCAGTGTTTTTTAACGCGGCAGAGGTAGATTCATGGTTCAAACGGCAATTCAATTAATCTTACAACAAATGCCTCTAGCCCTACTTATGGTAGGGGTAGGGGTCCTATTAGCCTTTTTTCTAGGAGACGCAGAATGATACTCAACGTAAAACTTAACGAGTTCGCTGCTCGGATAGCACTGGAGAACGTGCCGTTCCCAATCAAAACACCAAAAGAATATGGGATTGACAGCTACGCAAAGTTAACCTCAATGATTATGAACGGTGAACATATTGACGGCTTACACCCAACACATGACCTAATGGAGGTTACGACGGACAATTTCATCGTAGCAACCCAAACAATCAAAGAATTAACACTAAACGAAAATAGTGAATATCTAAAAGAACTTATCTCGGAGACCAAGACCAATGAAACTCACTAACGAACAATTAATCGACAACATTAAACAATGGGCACGTGACCGTGGGTTAGACACAGGGTCAACGTTAGGTAAGCAGTTTGTGAAATTAATGGAGGAATTCGGCGAGCTATGTAGCGGATTAGCAAAGCAAAAAACAGATGTTATCGCTGACAGTATTGGGGACATGATTGTTGTAATGGTTGTAATGAACACAATCTACGACAATTTACCACTACAACTTAAATCAGACTCTGACGATAAATTATTGATTAAAGAAACAATGCAAAGACTAGAGTCAAAATACAAACAAGACCAAATAAATACACTCTCAGAACATTACTTTAACCATTATGACAGACGCGTAAGCTTCGCAGTAGGGGCTCTCAACGCACTTGGTGATGAAACCAGCCGAATTGACGTTTTCGGGAAAGATACAAACATAGACTTCATGTCAGAGGCTATGTTCTCACTGTTTAGGGAGTTGTACAACCTAGCAACAGCATTTGGTCTAAATGTAAACGACTGTCTTAACCAAGCATGGAACGAAATCAAAGACCGAAAAGGAAAAATGATTGGTGGGGCGTTTGTAAAAGAAGGAGATCTAAAAGATGGACAATAACGGCTGGATTAGTGTTAAAGAGCGTTTCCCTAAACCAGATCAAGATGTTTTAGTTGCCACTTGGACCGGTAGTAAATATGCGATTGGTTTTGCTACTTACAAAAAGCACTACGGAAGTATGAGATTCATCGAACCTAACTATGAATATTACGGCGTTTGCGAAGTAGCAACGAAGTGCGATTTTTGGCGTGAGTTACCTGAACCACCAAAAACACCAGAGAATAACCTATGAACACATACAAATTACTAATGACGGTATCGATGGTTTTATGCCTGATGATGTCAATTTTATCGAAACAATTTCTAGGCTGGGATACAACGACTACCGTAATTTTCACCACCACAGCATTGCTGTCGATAGTCTACATCTCCTTTATCTCGATACCTGAAATTATCAAGCACCTAAACGGTAAAGCAAACTTACAATTAGTAATACTAATGGTGTTGTTATCAACAGCAACAACGTTTTTAACAGCGACAGTAATGAGGTCCGCATGCCATTAATCAATATACAACTGAAATACTCACAAATAAATAAAGCAGTCGGAATTCCATTAGATGAGATTGACCGCGACATCGACATTTTGGAACACGTCTTACAGCTTGTGCATCACGCAAGACGCGAACACATCAACTACCACAACAAGAACAAACGCTATGACAAAGAAACGGACAAAGAAATACTCACACAAGTTGAGACAAATCAAAACGGCACAGCATCTTGTTAGTGACATCCTAGTCGTATCGGTAATTGATGTCGTCGACAAAAAGCTTGTACCGCGAACCTTTGCTATGAAAAAAGGCACTTGTCAGGTCGTCAAACTTAGCGATGCTCAGAAGAAAATACTTTATGACATTCGCCATAGCTGGTGCTTCTTCTCAGCAGTCGCTTGTCGTAAACAGGACGGTTCTCGGTACATACACGATGCCAGCGAGTCATTTGTCAGCGAGCAGTGTAATCTCGCAGGCCTTACACAAATGTTAGCGGACACACTGTTCGATAAATTTAACGGGGCCAATCCTCTACACGCGCTGACGGCATACTGGATTTCAGCACCGAACGACCATGATTTCACGTTAAGAGAAATGTTAGCACCGCTATATTATAGAAACGTGTATGACGAGTATCTAACAAGCTATGAGCTAGAAACCGGTAACAAAGACAACATCGGCTACAAAGCCGATTCACTTGAACAGTTTATCCTAGAATGGAGAGGGGTTTAGTATGGTAAATAGATGGGCGCCTGATGTACCGAGACCATCAATAGATAATGATGTAAATCTAAAGGCTGATTTCGTAGCAAACTGGGTCTTAGATTGCATGGATGAATATTTAGACGAAATTGACGAGGGTAGAATAACGGCAGAGTACATAAAACAAACACAACTTTTTGCTGACATTATTAGTGAGTGGGATTGGGACGATATGGAAACAGCAACAAAACTAGTTCGCTTCCATGGTTGGTGTTTCGCTAAAGCATTAAGTATATATGAAGGGAATATGTCAGGGGAAGCCAGAGAATACCAACGTAAACTATGTGCAAAATGGGTGGCGGAGAATGGGTACGTATGTCCGTTTGAGCAAGGAACAAAAGTACGTTGGGTGGAAAATGGGGTCACCTACACAGGAACAGTAAAGACAACAGCAGAACGTTTCTTGGATGCAGGTTACTGTAATGTACAAACCGAGGAATTTGAAAACGCCGCTAAAGCAATAGCGGAATTTGCAACTAATTTCGACCCAAAAACCCTAGGTCACAAAGTCGAATGGGAAAACTTGGAGGTAATAGATGACTAGTTTAGGCTATGGGGATTATCAAACGTGGGGCGGGTGTCATTACGACACCACTACAAAAGACGACATTATCATCGAAAAGATGGAAGACGACCTAGGTCAGTTATTGAACGACGCAGGTTATGGTTTTTTGTGGAGAGAGCTCATGCTAAACCACACCGAGACAGTAGACCAACTACTCCGAGGTCAATTACAACATAACAGAGAGCTCTAA